GTAACTTAGCTTCTGCCAGCCTCATTTCTGAACTGGTACCAGACTCTTTATCTGGTGCTTTTAATTTAGCCATTTTCTCGTTAAAGACTTCCATGAAATATAAAGAAGTTTCCAAATCCATTTGAGAAAGAACTTCTTTGATTACATCATGAAATACAGAAATATGCTGATCTACCACCTGCAAAGTAACGTTATGTTGTATTACTTGATCGGCGGCTGGTGTCTCTGTGAATTTATGACACTTATCTAATAGATTGCCTAGCACTTCTGCATAGTCAATCATTAATCTATCAATTCTAGTATTTATGTTTCGTGGATCTTCTTGAATCTCATCAAAAACTTGCGCAAAACGAGTTTCTAATCCAATTACCATTCTCTTGATAGTTTGTCTAATATCTAATTCTTCTTCTGCTGACTTTAACATAATAGTTTTGTAAGCAGGGGAATTTTTAACAGTTAGTTGCAAATTATCTTCTGTAGAAGTGGCAAGAGCAACCTTGCTTTTGACAAGATCCTCCTGAATCAAACTATAAATATCTAAATAATTATCTTGGAATGATTTAATAGATTTTTCAGCGATAACAAATTTTGCTTCGCTGACATTGGTGTATTTTGATTTTAACCAATCATAAATATCCTTAGATGATATTCCAAGGAATAGTTTAGAAATAATTTCATCCTTGTCGGGATGGTCCAATATTTTCTTGAGTGCTGTTTTGTTCATTGTTCACTTTTTTCATGTTTCTTTAAAACATCTAATAAAACTTCACAATAACTAAGCATTAATTTGTCATTTTTTATGTCATGAGGGTTTGTTTGAATTTCATTGAAAACTTGACTAATTCTTTTTCTATACATATGCATAAATTATAACATTCATTTCTCATTTTTATTTTTCCAATCTGATTCCCAAATAGATACTAAATTATACCCGGCATTTTTTATCATTTTCTCTCTTACCATAGTATCTTTATACAGATCACCACATCTTTTATTATTTTTGTGATTCATTGTTTCTGCATCGTAAATTTTCGGATTTCCGTGAAAATAATCGCCATAAAATTCATAAATGGTATTGGTTTGTGGGTCAAAACCATCTGGTTTTATATACGAATCATTCATATAAATTCTACAATGTCTATGTATATTATCATTAGATATACCCAAACTATCCAACCATTCCATTTCTGGTTTAGATGAATTGCTTGAACAGGTGGGGCATCCAACACCATTCAAATATGAATCCGGACATTGCCAAAAAGAACCATGCTTGCGGCATGATATTTCAATGTCAGTTCTGGCGTTTAAATATTCTCCTGGATAAGTGTATTTATCATTATGAATAGCATTTGCTTCTTTAACAAATTGTAATTTTGTTTTCTTAACAGTGCCGGCGCATTTTGGACATCCATTTCCTTGTAGATGCTTATCAGGTGTTTGTAAAAACATGTCATGAATTTTACAATGTATTTTGATTTTGATTTTGGATCCCTTATAATCTTCCAAATATATATACTTGTTATTATGAATAATATTAGCTTTTTTTATGAAATCTTCACTTGATTTTCTGAACAAATTCTTTCTGTATTCTATAGCACAATTAGGGCACCCACATCCTTGTAAATGACTACTTGGAATTTGTTCAAAAATTCCATGAATTGGACATTCAATACCTATTTTAATAGAATCACCGCAATAAGTATAAGGATATTTATACTTATTGCGGTGAATTTTATTAGCTTGTTCGACAAATTGTAAATTTGTTTTCTTTAAACACATATAATAATGAGTTATTATTCCTAGAATACCTTCCCTAGTTTAATTATTTTGTCCCAAACGTCCGCTTCTAGTATCGAAAATTGCATGAGTAGGAACGCCTAAACCTTGAGTTTGTTGTGACACATCGCCACCAGGAACCTTGGTTCCATTATTTAACTCAAAACCAGTTTCAAAATTGTATGTTTTTTTATCCATTTCACATTGCCAAATATGCTCACCTACACGAGATATTTGAACACCCGCATGATCAGGACAATATCTTGTGCTTAAAGGAGCTTCAAGAATATTAAACTGTTTTATAAACTTGCTCTTATCAATTGCCTTTTCTGAGTCTGCAATTTTATTGGTTTTTGCTAATTCTTTACGAGGATCTTCATATTTCTTTTTCAACTCTTCTAATCTATTATCTTCTAGATCTTTTCTAGCAGCTAAAGCATTAGGTGGAGCAGCAATAGTCAACAACAACTCATCAATTACAGATGCTTGTTTTTTTAATTCTGGATCGCCAGATGAATATAGCGCAGTAGCAAGAGCAGCCATGCCGTCTATCGAATCCGGAGTAATTACAGATTCAACAGGTTCAATAGCATCTACTTGCTCGGCGGCATTTTTTAACAATTGGGCAGCTAAAACACAAGATTCAGCCACTATGTTAGCGCAAGTGTCATCACCTTCTGCTAACATAAGTGCTTCGTTGTTTGGACTCTCTAGCCAAGAAGCCATAGTATTCAATAATTCAGCTATTCTCATAGGTACCCTTTAATAAAAGTTTGTCAAGAAACTTCAAAACACCGTCGCTTCGAATAAGGCGTTGACGATCTTCTTCAATTATTCTTTGAGCATGTGCATCATCTCTTTGTTGAATCAATGGTTGCATACGCTCTCTTTCAAGCCTGGCAGCCTCTTCTTTACGCAATTTTGATTTCTCTTTTAGTTCTTTAATTTTAGCTAACTCATCTTCTGAAACTTCGGTTTCAGGCTCTGCTCCATGTTCAAAATAACTATCATTATCAGACAACCTTTGTCTGATAAGTTGAGCTAGATATTCTACCTCTCTGCTTAATTCGGGAGCATCCGCAGGACGATGACCTCTATCTATGGCATTGATAACAGTTGTTAGTTTTTGTCTTAATTCTGGATACTCCAAAACTTTCGTTACAATATCTAAAGTAGTTAACCCCATAGCTTGAGCTTCTGGAGTAATCAAAAATCTCTGTATTTTATCTTTACTTAATTCTTTTCTTTGAGGTTCAATTAAACCACCTGCTAATGACCCTTCTGGAACTAAGGTTTTTAATTTTATAGCAGCTTTTTCTAATAATCCAAAGATCCTGGTTAAAGCAGTTTCATACTTTGATTTTATATGTTCTCTGTATTGAATATCACTTTGTCTTTTGATTCTGATAGCATCATGAATAAAGTTTCTAACCTTTTTCTCTGGATCTTTTTTATATTCAGAAATGATTTTTAGAACTTCATTCACTTGTGTAAAAAGTGTGGGAGCATCGTAATCATTTATGTTTTTCACCAAATCTTCCATTATTTCAACTAATTTGGTAGTTTCTGGTTCATTAAACTCTTTTGATACTTTACTAATAACCGGTTCTTTTGCAGTTTCTGATACATGTAGCTGATAAGCTAGCTTAATTTCCTTCTTAGCCTCATCTAATTTAGTAGAAGCTAATTTGAGAACATATTTAACCTCAACAGCTTTTGCTAGCCTCTCTGTTGTCATTTGTATTACCCAAAAATCTTGTAGTTGTTAAATGTAACAGCTTCGTAACCTTCTTCCATACCTTTCCTATATAGAGGTCTGCAATTACCTTCTTTATCAATGTAAGTCTTATGAACCGGTAGTCCAGTGTGTGAACAAATTGGATGTTCACTGGAAGCACTTTTAATCATTTTGTTGCAAGTTGGTTCGGCAGAAGCGTTAGCGACCTTGCCTGATAATCCTTGAACAAAAGCTTGGAATCCAAAGGCATATGCTTTTGCATCTCTAGAATTTGCTAATACATTCAAAGCATCTTCAGCACCTTCATGATTTCCTTCACTTAGTGCTTTCTTAATATTAGTAATTAATTCACTTGGTTTAAGATTATACACAGGTGAGGCGGAGGCAGCAGCTTTGAAGTCAGAATGGTTACTCTTAACTAGAGTGTTTATGGTTTCTTCGCTGAAAGAACCAACAGTTCCATTACATAGCATTACAGATGGTGAAGAGATCTTACCATTTGCAACCTTAATTGGCACAGTAAATCCTACACGACCATTATTTAATGCAACGCTCAAATAAATTGCGCCCGGCTCTGATCCTGATACTGTAATTTGCGGATTTTTATATCCAAATCCAAGAATTTCACGAGCAACACATTCGCGAGCTAATTTTACAACTTGTTCTCCAAATTGTAACATTGCCGTACCTTGTGGCGAAGCAAATTTCTCTTCAAATGATTGGAATTCATCAGATTTTGGTAGTTCAACATCTTTTACAGATGCTTCTGCCATCTTTTGACCAACAATCTGATTGTGAAAGAATTCTGACTTTCCCTGTCTAGTAGCATTAAGTTTAGTCAATGCTAATTCAGCCGCACTAATTTCTCTATTTTCAGTAGATGCTTGAGTTAGTAAACTCAAGATAGATGTTCCGCTAGCTTTTAATTTGCTACCAGCATTAGTGGTAACATACTTTTTAACATTAGTATGATCCAAATCTTGTGGACCAGTATTACCCATAAAAACAGATGCTTCTGAAAGTTTTCCGCGATGAATTTCTACTGGAACATAAAATCCAGTAACACCTTTTGGAGTTTCGTATTCTGCTCTAATCATTAAAAACTTATCATTACCATCTTCCATTACTAATGAAGATGGTCTCAAGTTCCAAGAATCTAAAGTAGAAGCAACGGTTTTTATAGCTTGATTAGCCAAACTTTGATTATACATCTTAACAGGGGAACCATCAAAAACACTATTTAAAGCATTTGATAAAATTTGATCTCCTACCTGATAAGGGTTAAGCATGGCAGCATCATCTCTTTCATAAGTCTTGATATTAGGCTCATTATCAATGATACCTAACTCATCTTGAAAAAGCTCAGCCACTTTGTTATTACGTGAATACAATTTATTGTATAGTGATTTGAAATCAGCCTTTTTAATAAAAAGTGTGTTATTGGATGCCATTTTTTCGATTACTCTAGACATGGATCCCAAAGTCTGATCTTGGGGGTAGAGGTTCACGTACTTAGCCAATTTAGCCGCAAGAATTGGTGTAGCCAATTTTTCATTGTCGTCTATTGATTTAGCTAGTGAACTTACTAATTGCTGAATTTTTTCGAGACTCATTTAGCATCCTATAATGTTTGTTAGACCAATTCCGGATATTTGTTTAGAACTGCTTCCTTAGAAGCCGCTGATAATTCATTAAGCAATGCCTTTACCAATTTCTTGTTCTCAGCTAATCTAGTTGGTAAGTAATCTTTTACTTTACTGATCTCACTACTAGGTATCCCTAGCTTGGAAGATGCTACCCTTACTATAGGGTCACCTTTATAAGAAATCTGTAAATCACCAGCAGTCTTGCTAATTGCGACATCCCAAACCGCAGCAGTCTTCTCATCTTCTGGTTGGTAAAGTGATACAATGTATTCGCCATCATCAGAGCTTTGAACTTGCCATAAATCAGCGCCACTGTCTCCGTCCTTAAATCTTACAACATCGAACGCAACAGTTTCAAGGCGATCTTTCACATCTTCAAGTCTATAGGCTTTTTTGTAAAGTTTGTTCTCCAGCCTTGAGTAATCTATTGAAAATTTTGACATTACGTCTCCCGTAAACACAATATACCTACCATAGATAAAGAAATATTGATAAATTCTCTACTTTTTAATAGAAGGGTTACAAATCCAATACCATAACATCCATTACACAGTGTAATAGATTTCTTTCAAATACCTTTGTGAAATTATATTTCTTTAAAGGGTTTTTGGCGTAATTTATACAGGGTTTTACTAATTCCATTACCAAAAAGCCCTTATCTTAAGTTTTCTCACTATTTCATTAAATCTATTTTCATCTGAAAATATTTCATATAAATTAGTTATCTTCACAGTGTCTTCGCCACCCCGAACTGAATAAAATATTCCAAGTGCTGTTAACATCTCTCTTGATTTCTCTATTAACTTTTTACGATCTTCGACGGCTTGATTGATAGAGTTAATAGATTTGACTTTATCTTTTAATCTTTGTATATCTCGTCCAAGGAGTGAAAATATTTCGGTAGATTCTTCTTTAGTCAATTCATTTGCTTCGGATGCCTCAGTTGCCTCTTTCATAAGATTGCCTATATAAGTTATTGCAACTGTTAATCCTTTTGTGTCATGCCTGCTATGTGCAGGCATTTTCCATAATTTCTCTATGATTTCGCGAAACTTACTGCTCATTTCATGGAATTCACTCATCTTATTACCAAAAGGCTTTCATCTTGAGTTTTCTAACTATTTCATCAATCTTACCCTCATCAAGTAAGATGTCATATAATACTCTAACGCTTATCGAAACGCCATCATTAGGTATCTCTAATTTATCTAGCAATTCTGCTTTTTTAGGATCATAATGATAGTTTGAACTTACATATCCATCACTGAACATAAATCACCATTTTGATTCTCTTATCTCATCCATCTTTTTGAGAATATCTTTGATCTTCTCATCATTCTCAATAATCTTGCGAATTTTCTTCCTAGCTCCACCGTAAATCTTTTTACCATTCTTATAGTCAACGTTTCCGTTCAAAGATTTGGTAATAGAGCTTTGATTGACATTTAGCATTTTGGCTATTTCCATTTGGGTATAACCATCAGCATATAATCTAATTACTTCTCTTTGTCTTGGTGTCAAAAGGGTATCAACTACTCTCCAAAATTCTTTTTTGAGTTGATCTTCAAGATTCATTAAATCCTCATTGTATTCAAATGGATTAAGCCTATTGTAAATACTATCTTCGTTACAAAAAGCCTCCATCATATCGTTTGAGCATACGGTTTCTAATAGAACCCATTGGTATTTGTCTGATCTATTTTTTCTACGTTCCATATTCACTCCTCGATTAAATCGTTTTCTGAAACTTGAACCCAAGTAGTTTCAGACATACCTTTATCAGTTATTTCAAAACTTCTATCTTTTCCGCCCAGTGCAAAATGCTTCTCAGTAGTTTCAATTAGCCAACCTTTCTTTATTAATTCTTCGGCTAACTTATGTGTAGCAGGTCTACTGTCACACCATACTGATCCATTCATTTTGCACACTTTACACCCTGCAATTAAGTCTAGAAATACCTTTTGCTCTTCCGTCAATACATGTTCCATAAAACCTCGAACTATCATATACCAGATAGTAATTACCCCCTGACAACAAAAGACAAAGATTCGTATTCATTCTTAGCGAAGAACTCGTCAATGTCTTTATAATTATCAGGTAAGTAAAAATTTTGAATATTGGCATGCTTGCCAAATTTATCTATGATGCGTTTTCTCCCCTTCTCTCCCGCTTCATCACTATCTAATAGCAAGATTATATTATCAGTGTATCTGCTAATGACGGAAAATTGATAGGCAGTCATATTAGAATTACCTAAACCGACAACATTTTTCATTCCCTTCTCATGAGCCTTGATTACATCAAATTGACCCTCTACCACATACACTAGATCATTATCTATGATAGATTGCTTATTTTCATACATTCCAAACAAATAATTACCTTTAGTAAAAACAGTATTCTTATATTTAGAAATGTTTTTAACTTTTCTTTCATTATCTGGAAGTAGCGACCTTCCAACTATAGCTACGATATTTCCATAAGCATCCTTAAAAGGCATTACTAATGGATAATCATCGAAATATGAAAAGTTTACTGTGCGAGGATAAAGAGAATCTTCAATTTCTCTTGAGTAGAAGATTTTCGTTTCCCTAAGTGAATCTTCTCCAACCAAAGAAGTTAAAGCTTTCAAATTATGAAGATTGGGGAAATATCCAAATTGAAACTTATCCTGACTTTCAGTACTTAAACGATAGTCAAGATAAGTCTTGCAATCTTGTGCTTCTGGATAGTTATGTAGTAAAAATTGACAAGAACTAATAATTTGATCAAACATAAGTTAAACTTTCTTAACACTTAGGTTTTAGAATTCATCATTTATATTTTTAAGTTTTTCTTTCAACATATTTTTGAATGGTAGACTTAAATGATCCAACGGTTTAGAACAGGAGGCGCAAACCACGTCATCATTAATTACTTTTGGTCTACCCTCACGTTCACATTTTTTGCATTTCACAGAATATGAGAGATTTTTCTTTTGCTTAAATTGCTTTAAATTCTTCATTTGAATTTTAGCAAAATGACTGACATTATCTATTTCTCTATCGCACAAAGAACAATATACTTTATTATCTTTATCTTTGGGATCCAGGTATGGTTCTTGTGTTTTTCCGCATCCCTTATTTGTACAACTCATAGCAAACGGCATAATTTAATCCTTATCTAAATGATCTATGTCACTTGGATCGTAAGTTTGATGACCATTCAACACATTGATTAACCTAGATATTATCTCTACATCTTCTGGATAAGTAACATCTATTATTACTTTTTGAGATCCTACACCATTAACACCTAGGTTAGGTATCTTTATTTCATCTTTGTTTCTAGAACAAGGGGGAATTATTAATTCTTTTTCTCCCATAATGGTTTTTACTTGAACATTAATACCCTGTAACGCATCTAGAAAAGATAGATTTAAGTGTGAAACAACATCTTGTCCTTCCAACGATAATCCTTCTTCTGGAATAACTGTTAAATGAAGGTGTGCTTCTGAATATTGATCCATGCCCATAAAGCTATTAACATAATGTCCAAAACCATTCAGCCTCAAAATGTTTCCTGACACTACGCCAGGTGGCACATTGACACTTCCAGAAACCTGAGTACTAATAGTACCTTTCGATGAACAAGTGCGACATTGATTAATAGGGATTCTTCCAAAACATTTATCACATGTCCTGGTAAACATCATGTTTCCCTGTTTACCAATAATTTGCCCTTTTCCTCCACACTTATCACATCCATTATTAGATTGTATCTGTCCTTGACCATTACAATCTGCACACTTACCATTTCTGGTAAAAGAAATTTCCTTTTGACAACCCAAAATAGATTCTTTGAATGATAAGGTGATTTGAAGTACAATATGTTCTATTTGTGTCTGCTGTCTTCCTCCAAAAGGATTTATATTGATTCCAGGAAATCCTTGAAATGGATTAAACCCAGATTCTTGTATCACTGGCTCAGGATCGGTGCCTTTTCCATTAACAACACACCGATAAGCTTCATTAATCTTTTTGAATTTATTTTCAGCACCATCTTCTTTATTAACATCAGGATGATACTTTTTAGTAAGTTCTCTATATTTCTTTTTAGCATCTTCCGGAGAAGTTTCCGGAGATAATTCTAATATTGAATATGCTTCTTGCAAATTCATTTGCGTTTACCTTTAGCCTTACCTGTTAATACAAATGCATAATACAGAGCAACGGCAATACCGTCAGCCCTATCTCTATTTTCTTCTTTTATGCCACCCTTATTCTTACCCTTAGTGATTCTCTCATAGGGAAACGTAATTCCTAAATGTTTTGCCACAAGCTCCGGCATATCTTCTTTTTTTGGCAGCACTTTAGAAGTTTTCAATCCATGTCTGATTGTCATAACATTGAACAACCCGGGATTGGATTTCAAATAGTCATAACTAGTTAAACAAACCATACGATTGAATGTTGTCAACATTACTACAGTTGTAGCCGTACTTTTAGGCATGAATTTTATTAAATCTTCTACGCCAATATAATCTGGTTTTGATTTATTGATAATCTCCTGAATTTTATCCCTAGTATCTACTATACGATCAACTATTGAACCTATTTTCACAGGTTTGAAATAACCCGAATCAATATACTTGATAGTGTTATCTTCTTGAATTTCTAACTCACACCATCCAATTGTCGAACTAGACACGTCAAAGCCAAGCACTGTCTTCATTTTATCTCCTTACTTTTCAAGAACGAAACAATGCTCTCTAATTCTACAAGTGTAGCATTATTTTTTATTCTGTTGGCTTTATGAGATATAACGACAATATTACCTTTAACGTATCCTTTTTCTGGAACAATACGATCCAAAGATGGCGAATCATCTTTGGTTTTTCCTACATTTGTTACAAGTAACATACCAAATATGGGACATTTACCATCGCTCGGGTAAATGTCTACTACATCTTGTTTGGTAATATCAAATATTATGCCAGAAGCTTTAGAGCGCTGTTTAGCCGAGTAATAAATAAATCTACACGGATCTTCTTGTCTTTTTTTATGTATCCATTGTTTATGAAACGCTTTGCGCTCCAGACTACTATCGTAAATACGCAGTTTTTCTTTATTCTTTTCTCTATATTCTTTATTTTTCTTACTTATATCATTTTTGTATTGTTGATAGTACTCTTTTGCTTGCGCACTTTTTGCTTCTTTCCTGCGATCATTTTGTTGACGAGCATGGGCTCGACACAAAGAACATAATTTGAAATATTCACCATTTGGCTTTGCAAATGAGGAATCATTAAATTCTCCACGACAAGTATTACATATTCTCATGTCTGAATGATATAATATTGGTAGAAGTTTCGGCAAATATTACTATAGGTTAATATATCAGGAAAAAGAAAAAGGGGTCCTGAGTTCGCTCAGGACCCCCTTTGATGTTATTGTATCAGTTGATTATGCTTGGTTATCATAATCTGGAAATGATTCTTCTAATTCTTCATCATCTGCCATGCTTACTGGAGCTGTTTTAGTGTTAGCTTTTACAACTGGTTTAGCAGCCGCCTTTTTTGCTGCTGCCGGAGCGGCAGTTGGAATAGCTTCGCCCTCACCAAAAATCTTATCCAATCTCTTTTGGACAACATCTGAAGTTGGAGGAGTTACTCTACGCTTCAAATCATCAAAGTCAACATCATCTTTGACCTTTTGATCTTCTGCCGAAAGAGGCTCTTTTGGAATTGGTTGTACTGAGTAATAACCAGTAGCTCCACCGTTTTTATCAACTACGATGTTAAGATCGTACTTGGTAGGATCGCCCCAACGGTCAGCTTTTCTGGCTAGTTTTCTAATTTGAGAGAAAACCGCAAAGGAAACATCCAAAATCTTGTAAGTACCAGTCTTACGGCTCAAGACACCATACAACCAACGAAGCTTGGCTTTATCACCAGAGGCACAAACAGGGCAGCTACCGTGAATGGCTGAGCATGGAACCTTTTGACCAAAATCTTTTGGATTTGAAGGGTCTTTCTTCACCTTATGTACAGAATATTGGAATGGATTGGTTAGCAATCTTAATTCGTTATCACCTTCATCCAATCTCATGAAGAGGTCTTTGGAATTGGTGGTCTTTTTGTCACTGTAAATCTCGTCGTTATAAGAAATTTCACCGAATGTTGATGTCATTTTGATCTCCTACTGTTATCTATTTTGTACAAAACGTACTTGTTTCTTTTTAACACATTGATCGTATTTACGACCTTATCAATTATCTTGATGCAAACTTGACGAAGCGGGTACGAGTACGATCGTTAGCTCTTCCGAATCTAACTGATACGCCTCTTGTGCGTAATCTATTTGCTATCCTATTTATAACCACTCTTAGTGCACTTGGCGAACCAGGGAGGTTATTTACTTTTGTCTGACTTCTGTTGTAAACTCTAGCTAGAATAGAGTCTAATTGTGTCATTGTGCCTCTCCAATTATGAGAGGTCTCAAGTGACCTTAGAACGCCTTCTAGAACCAAGTTATCAACCGAATTTGTCTTACCATTAGATGTCATTTTATTGCTCACTTTCCTATTTTTATTACCAAAAAGCTTTCAAATTATTGAATCTTTTTATCAACTCTGGATCACAGAGTCCTAATGCAACATGCCTGTAATCCGCATAATCACATTCTTGATAGTTATCTGCAATTGCTAACGTTTTGCCTTCCGAAATATCTCTTGTAAAAATTACGTTAGCGCCCCAAATACTTATGTTTTTATTGACGGTAATATTAACTTCTTCAAACATCGAAGAAACTTCTATTATTTGAATGGGATTCATTACCCAATAATCAACTACTAAGTCCCACCTATCAACTAGCATTTTGGTTTCGATTAAAAATCTTTTGAATCCCTTTTTATAATCTAATCCATTTGTATAATTATACAGAGTAATACTGTTTGTAGATTTGGTTTCGGCAGCTTCCAGCAAGATGCCGAGGTCTTTCAATACATCCATAATTATTTTTGCTTAAATACCAGGCTGCGCATGTACGAGATTTTGTGCCACGGTACCAATACCTCCAATATTAAGTCTTTGGGGGTGGAAGTCAAGATGTCGACAAAGTTTTTTATTATCTCGTCCTCCGTCGAATCAGAAAAAATTCCTTTAACCTGCACAAAACCCTGTAAAAGCTCCGGTTTATCCAGAGTAATGAATTTTTTTACATTCTTATTCTTAGAAGAATCATCCATAATAATCAAATAGGACGGCTTCTTAGCTATGGCAACTGTACCCATTAATCCAGTTACTTGTATTGCAATATCACTAGGTCCTGACATTATGATTTAGCCTTTCTTCCTCTTTTTTTAGGTTCTGAAGAATCATCTTCAACTTCATCAATTGCTTTTTGCAATTTAGCGGCAGCTTGTTCAAGAAGCTTTAATTCCCACTTTGTGTTACGGGCTTCCGCAATTTTGTCTGCCAATTCTTGAGCTAAATCAGTGTCTTCTTTCAAGGCATCACAAAACTTATTATAACCTACCCACTTATGCTCGCCATATTCATGGGTAACTGAAGATGTTTTTGATACTACGCCATAATCAACAGATAATTGTGCAATTTCTTCGTGCCTATCAATAACACCAATACCAAAATCAATTCTAAACTCGCACTTGCGTGGCCAAGGTCCAAATTTCGACTTTTCAATCGTAGCTCTTATGGTTTGACCAATCTTGTTTTCTTTTTCATCCAAAATACGAGCATCAGCACGATTGACTGGTTCAAAATATACGTTAGCACTCAAAAAATGTGCGTAAGTGTTACCACCAGAATATGTATGATCTGATGCGTATGGATCCATATTAGCTTTCTTGTGATTGATAATAATAAATGGAACCTTAGCCTTATTTACTTCCAAGGAAAGCTTACGGAAAGTGGTAGTCAAGAATCTTGCTAAAAGCGCCATATTCATTTTACCAACAGCAGAAATATCTTCTCCTGGAGGTATAATAGATCCCAAAGAATCCAATACAATTAAGTTAATGTTGAAGTCGCCAGAAGCTACCTTATCCAATAACCCTTCTTTTGATTTACCTTTCAAAATATGTGTCTTGGTATCTTCTTTCGGAACACCCAAAACCATTTCAAAACACTTACGACCATTTACAGCCGTATCACCTTCTACAAGAATAATCTTAGTAGTATCTAAGCCAAGTGATGCTGCCCAAGTAGGATCAAACGTTTGTTCCGCGTCAATGAATACCTGTTGAGCTGATGGATCTTCTATTTGTGCTTCTTTGATAGCAATCATTGCCATCAACGTTTTACCGCTACCTGGCGCGCCATAAAACTGAATCAATCTTCCCTTAGGGAGACCGCCAGAAGATAGGGCGTCATCTAATAGTAAGGAACCAGAAGAAATTGCTGGAACCTTTTGACCCACAGTTTCATGAGCCATTCTGAAATCTAATTGTTCGTCTGAATCTGCAAAACTTTTGAAAAAGGCATCTAATTTATTCGACATTTTATCTCCCATTATTCGTAGCCTTCGGGAATTTTCTCCGTTGTTGTGGCGCCAAGACTATATCCAAGGATCGTCTTTCTGAGCCCGCTAGCAATATCTTTGAAATGATGATGAGATTTTATTAAAATCTCGTATTTTCTTTCCAATACTAACTTGCTGCCTTTAGCTTTTGCTAATTTTATTTGCACCGCTTCAACTTCTGGAGAAGATTCGCCAGCCCACTTTTTCATGTCCGCCGTAGTTCTAGAACCGTCGGGCGCATGATACTCTAATGATACTTTGTTTTTTGTACTGTTTACTTTTGCTTCTAAATAACCTACTGTTTTTACTATTTTCCCTAGATATCCCGTAATAACATCGGCGCCTCGTAAAGCCTGTTGTTGTAACAGTTCTGCGTGAGACAAATCTATTGCGTCAATATCTTGTAATTTCTCCAACACTAATTGAATTTCTGTTAGGTCGAAATTTGAAAAATCTTCTTCCAATTCAGATCCCATAAAATCCGAAAGTCTTACTTGTTGGCTCATATTCTTTCCTTCTTAATCAATGTACAATATCTAACTATGTCTCGACAAATTACTTCTTAATTTTTTCTTTAATCTGATCACATAAATCATCAATTTGAGCGTGCATTAATCTCAAATGTTGATGTTGCATCAAAGACATTAAGAACAAAAATACTTCGAAGGAAGTTTGTCTTTTAGAAGGAGGTTTCAAAAAAATGATAATTCCATTATTATCCACCTCAAATAAATCGATAAATAAGTCTTCTCCCTTGTTGGTGCCTATTGTATAAGATTTAGCGATCTTCTCATACATTAACCACTCATCCTGGGTCATGTCAACCTTTTTATTATCTATGATTCTAAAAGACATTTTTAACCTTTATGCTCTGGAGAAACCGCCGCCGCCCGATAAGAAATTCTTTCTGGAACCGGATACTCTATTCTGTAATTGTTGCAATTTTGCTAAATCAGCTTGAGATCCTTTGCCACCACTCTGTGCCATATTAGCCATTCTTAAAACAGATGCTGGAATTTCATCTTCTCCAGTGAATTCTGAATCAGGAAGCGCCGAATTAATCATATCGCCGCCGCCAATCATAGCTTGCATTTCTGCAACAGCACTAGGATCTGCTGACTCCATCATTTCTGGAGAAATGATTCCTGCCATTCCAGATTGGTTAACAACGGTAGCGCCTTCTCTTCTAATTTGTTGTGCCATAGCCTTAAGATGTTGAGTCTTTTCAGTAACACTCTTGAAACCTTCGATATTTGGCTTAACAGCTTCGGCTCTACTATAAAATCCATTGGTTTTTTCTTCTGACTGAATTTTTTCAGCTACAATTTCTTGTTCACCAGCCTCAGTAGTTACCTTAACCTTGAATTTTTTGTTTTTACGTTTTTCAAAATCTTCCGTATCTAAATCAAGACCTTGCTTGAATTTTTCAACGGCTTCTTGTTTTAGAGAATCAAAATATTCTTGAGGAATATAAGAAGCTAATTTATCAGAAGTTGTTTTGATGTAATTATGATTGGATAACATCCAATCATCTAATTGGTCCTGATAAGGAGTTAAATCGTCCATAGTATCACACAATGATGAAAATAATTCTTTCAATTCTTCATCCATTATGAATCTGCCACAGAAGGGGCACGTATTAATATCAATAGCGTGTTTCCATTTTGGATCTATTTGCATTTCACAAGATATACACTTCATATTAATCCTTAACACTCAATACCTTCTGAGCATGTTTAACTATAGAGAAGAATATATCTCTTTTCTTATTTTCCGCACGTGTTTTTATGAATGCAACTTTATCCTGCACCTTTTCTTTCCAAGTTTTCTTAACTGGCGGTGGTGGAGGCGCCTCTAATTGTTTCAACAAAGCTTTAGTTATGGCATTGATATTTTGCAAAGCTTCTTGACGATGTTTTTTATTTTCATCCACAGCAATCTCCGTTGCGACAACGTTTCTTTCATAAGATACCCCAGTCCTGTTAATACCTGACTGACAAGATCCATTAAATTGCTTAAAATGCTTATCAAGATGAGCTTTGGTATGAGGATTTAATTTGATTTTGTTTTTTTCTACCTCTTTGCTGGCTTTTTCTCTTACTTCGCGTAAATATTGATTACGAGTTTCCGCCTCATCATTAACAACTGGAACTGTTACATATACAGGCTCATCAACAGATTCAACACTATTTTCTAAAGCTTCAATATTGTAATCATTAAACTCACTATCATGTCTTTTAGTTACTTCTCTGGCTAGTTCCATTACTTTCTCTATAGACTCTTCTAACCTAAGAAGTTTGACAGGATCTTCTTCAAATTCAGACGCATCCACTTCAATTACAAATCCATCTTCATCAACACTTAAGATTTTCTCATCACTCATAAATCTCCCAATTACTTCTTTTTAGAAGGTTTTCTGCCTCTTCTTGCTTTAACCACTTGAGAATGTAATTGATTAGCCACTGTTTCCATAGCCTTACTGACTGAATCTAATTCTTTTTGTGTTGGCTTAAACGCCCTTCTGGCATCAACTGCTGGAGTTAAAGTTGGTGAAGCAGCGATTGTAGAAGATATCTTACTTGATACATCTTCTAAATTAAAAATTGGCAGGTCGCCAATAGTATTGTTACTAGAGTCGGTATAGTTTAATTGTGGAGTTAATTCAATTCTGTTAACAATACCATCGGCACCTGCACTGCTATATGTCTTAATAGAATTATTAAGACTTATCACACCACCTGTAGTGGTTGCAAAAGCAGCTGTTAAATCTTTTAGCAAATCTTGCACTTCTATAGTGGGAGCCGTACCATCAGAAAGATGTTGCGCCAGCTCTTGAGTCTCTAATGATTCTGAAGCTTCTGCTAATTTATCGAATTCATCATCGTCAGCAATCAGCATTGCTAGCTTAGGCTTCTCTCCTTTAGGTTTTAGGAACTTCTGAAAATGCTTTTGAACATCTTCTGGTTTAGGTTTGTTCCTAGAATATTTGGGAAGATCATTGACCATTGAATTCAATTTCAAAGAAAAATTAGATAGAATATAAGCGGCAAAGTCTTCTAGAGAAGCGTTGCTTTTACTAAATTCTACAGTTTTCTTAAGAAATGTAGACATTGCCTCATTAGGTTGGCTGATACTACCTGCCATGTTGCTATCCAAGTTTTCAGATTCATCCTGCACAATTATTGTGCCAGAATCAGATTGATAAGCCTTGATTGGTAATTTGCCGTCTTTGAACCACCTATAAGCGGTCAAATAAGAAATGCCCTGCTTTTTTGCCCAATCTGAAAGTTTCATAATCTTATTCCTTGTTATGCATATACAGATAATATCATTTATTTCATTTTTTGATTCTTAGCTGCTTTTGCGATTCATTTTATTATTGATTACTATCTTATATATCAATCATCTTGCTCTTCTTCAAGATCAATTAACCCCTCATCGTATAAAGAGTCTTCAATTTGTTCGAGTAAATTGCGAGTTTCGGTAAGTTTAGTGATAGCTTCTTGAACAAGTTTCACTTTCGAATCTTTCAGATTTACCTTTTTGGCTTTAAGGTCATCTGGCAAACTTGGAATCATAGAAATATTGAACATATCTTCTAGAATAAGACCCATATCATCTTCATAGTTATTGGTATTTCCGCAAAAACTTAATGCAATACCCACATCAAATACTGCTTTACTATGAATTTCTTTAAGTCTATTTTGTACAATCTTCCATCTATCAGGAAAAATAGTACAAAAACACTGTTCGCCATAAGCATCTTCGACAATTGCTTTGATCATAGATTGACCATAATATTTACTGGTTTCTTTCTTGACTTTGAATTCAAAGAAACTCCTAACCAAAGCTTTGATAGGATACAATCTGGTTTTGTCTTTTGCTCTTTTAACATCTGCTATTGTCTTATGCTCATCCTTAAAGAACTTGCCATAAGCTTCAGCAGGTTTACAAACGAAAGATTCTCCCAAATAATACTGTTCCAAAGCATACAACTCTGACAGCTTCCATTCTGCTTCTTTTGGCCAAGGATAAATAAATTCTTCTTTGTTAAGATCATGCTTCTTTAACCAAACTTGCAATTTCTTTCTATAATCTGAACAATATAGATAAATTGATTTTCTGGAAATTCCGAAATGGTCCATACTACCAGCAGCAGCTAATGCCTGAATAGCATTTGCTCTAACTTTTCTAGAATCTACTCTAACCATGAAATCGAAAAAGTTATTGAATGGTCTTTTTTCAATAATATCTTTGATTGCATCTTCGCCAACAAACTTCAAAGCATCCAAACCAGTTAACAACTTATTGTCTTTGGATATGGTGTAACTTAATTGTGATTTGTTAATATCTGGCGGAACAATCTTAACATTATGTTGCCTTAACTCCTTCTTGATTTTTTCAATATTAGCCTTAGCATCAGGGGTGTTAGATTTAACTTCTGCCATTAAGTTTGCCATCAAGAACTCTACTGGATAATGAGCTTTTAAATAAGCTGTCTTATAACTAGTCATAGAATAAAGTACACTGTGGGACATATTAAAACCATAGCCCTGGAACTTATCTACAACCTCATCCCAAATCTTCTTAGCGATTTCCTCACTAATATCATTCTTAACTGCATCATTAATGAATTCCAATCTCCATTGTTGAGCCTTTTTGGGATTCTTTCCTTTTTCTTTCGTTAATTTACGAAGACGATCTGCGGAATGCAAGTTCCAACCGGCAACATCTTGCGCTAAATACATTAAAGATTCTTCATACAAACCAAATCCATAAGTATTATTAAACGCTCTTCCTAAGGAAGGGTGCAATAATGCGAATGGCTTTTTACCATCTTTGGTTGCAATAAAATCGCTACGCATATCTCTTGCAGACGGTCTTGCTAAAGAATTGACATAGCTAATATCATTGACGGATTTTGGTTTGATCTTACGACATAAATCAATAGTACCACCACTGGTACCTAATTGAAATACACAGAATGTATTTCCATGAGAAATTAAGTCGTAAGACAATTGGTCATATTCTTCATAATTCAAAGGATCTGGTGGGAGAGGCTTGCCAGATTCCTTAATTAGTTGTAAGGTTTGTCCAATGATATCTAGAGTCGAAAGACCCAAAGTATCCATTTTAACTAAACCATTTTCTTCTGCTTTATCTTTATCGTATTCGATAGCCAAAGCACCATCTTTATCTTTTCTTAACGGAACTAATCCTGTCAATGGTCTAGCAGAAATAATAATACCACCAGCATGAGTAGACCATGCCCTATATTTGCCACAGATTTCCTTATATCTAATGAATTCAGGATACTTTTTACAATATTCCGTGAACAAAGGTACTTTGTTCAAAGCGTCATCAATAGAATGAATATCTGCTGGAAGACAATCTGCAACATCATTTCCAATTCTAATAGCCTCCTCACGGGAGCCACCTAATTCACATGATCTTGCAATATCTCTAACATAAACTTTTGGTGTAATGGTATTAACGTTAGAAACGTGAGCTACGCTATCTTCGCCATATTTCTTTTTTAAGTAATCTTGTACTAATGCGCGTCCTGATGGAGCAAAATCAGTATCAATATCAGGAAAACTTGATTTTTCTTTATTGTGGAATCTGGCAAAAATCAAGTTATACTTAATTGGATCTGCTTGATGAATTCCTAACAAGAAGGCAATTAAAGAACCTCCTACTGAACCACGACCTTCACCAACTGCTATATCATGGCGACGTGCCCAATCAATATAATCTGCCACAATTAACATATAGCTAGAAAATCCATGATATTCTAGTACGTCCAATTCTTCTGCAATGCGTTTATTGTAAATATCACGTTCTTCGTCAGAAAGAATATTAACTCTAGAATCAAACTTAATTTCGCACCTATAACGAAGAAATAATTTGTCTTCATCTAGTTTTTGTAATTCTTCTGGCAGTTTAGATGCCCAAGTACGAAAAACTAAATAATCAACCTCATCTTTAACAGGGAAAATTGGCAATTCTTTTCCAGAAGGATTAGAGTATTTTGGATCTATCCAATTGGGGAATTCGCATAGAGAAGCAAAATGTACACTGTTGGCACAAACTTGTTCAGCAAATTCTTCACCGAAATTTCTAGAAAAGAAGTTTTTTACTTCATCACCAGACTTGAGATAAAAATCTGGAACATTATATTTAAGCCTGAAATTAGAATATGCCGGCTGATGCGATCCAATTGCTAAGAAAACATCATGGATATCATGATCTTCTTTCTTAAGGTAATGAGCATTACAAGCAGCAACTAAACGAATATTATATTTCTTACCTAATTCAATTAATCTACGATTAAGGAATCTTTGATCAATTTTATCAGAATAGAAATTAGAACCTCGATCCATATTGTTTGGCAGAATTTCAATTCCTAAATTGTCTCCAAATATATCTTTTAGTTTGAGAAGAGTTTTTTCTGCCTCATCAAACTTACCGTTGGTCAACAATTGTGAAACAATACCATTACCGCAAGCGGTCAAACAAATTAGACCTTCGCCGTAAGTCTCTAATAGTTTCCAGTCAACCACAGGATAAACTCTTTTACCTAAAAAAGCACCTTGGTCGAAACCTTTTTTATTGATTGTTAATAGATTTTTGTAACCTATTGCATTCTTTGCCAATAAAATTACATGGCGGAATTTATCTTCCACATTATCAGAAGAATTTTGAAAATAGCATTCACACCCCATGATTAACTTAATCCCTGTTTCTTTGGAAGCCTTCAGAGCGTCCCATGCAGAAGCAAGTGTACCGTGATCTGTGATTGCAATCGCTGATTGCCCAAGCTCTTTAGCTCTTAAAAAGAGCTCCTTGGGAGAAATAAGAGAATCTAGAATAGAAAAATACGTTTGATTGTGTAACGATACAAAATCAGTCATGACTTATCCTTGTTAAGGTATTATGACAATAATACACATCAGGCTTATGTAAAAGCACTTTGCCCTAATAAATAGGGCACGTGTGTTTGTCAGGGAATACCGGTGAAAATGAAACTTACCCGCACAGTATAGATTTTAGACTTTTTTCGTCAAGGTCATCGCCATTTTCGAAAATATAGTCAATGTTTTTAAATTGCGCTTTCCAAAATTCTTTATTTTCAGATTTTTTAGTTAGAATCTCTTTCAAATCTGAAAAGTAAAGTCTTTTCTTTTGGAAAAGAGCATGAGAAACTAAAACAACTGCTTCCCAATGTTGTTGAACCTCATAATGAGTTTCTTTAATTAACTTTTTTTTGAGATTATATCTTTTTCTGCCTGGTGTTGCTAATTGTTTAATCAACGCCGCAGCAGCCATAGTATCACTTGATGATCCATTTTTCCAAAATCCGGGAAATTTATCGGATCCTGAAACATTTTTAAAATGATACTTTTCGGCAATCAAACCTGCGTAATTAACACAGATATCTGATTTCATTAATTGTTTTGATAGCTCAGAATCTTCTACTTCCATGGCTATTGGATAGTTAAAATGTGTAAAACCACATATTCTTTTTGATTTCTTATCTTCAAAAATATGCACCATATTAACCTTCATATAGTGCAATAGCCCATAAATCGTATGACCAGCCTCATGATAAGCGGTAGATATCAATTCATGTGTGTGAGTGACTTTCTTTCTAATATTTTCTATGGATCCTGAGCTATTAGCAGTCATATTCACCCTATTGTTTGAAGTAATGCCTCAAGATCATTAAGTTTTTGGTCGCATTCCGCAGCCTTACACTTTACTTGAAGTCGGTCCGAGCCGATCGGACCCGTCACTATAAAGTCCGAATTATCGGCATATAGGATTCCAGCTTTAGTAAAATGTTGATGCTCGTTGAATCCAACCTTGACCAACCCCGCCAAATGTACTTTGGTTAAGGGTTGGTCAGTCTTAAAGATTATTGACATTCTTCCACAACAGGATTGAATAGTAAACTTTTCAACCTTCATGAATTAATCCCAACTTATATACAATGTATCACATACAAAAGTAATTTTATAACCTTTAGATTCAAAATGATTCCGAATGGCTTTAAGATTATTCTTTATGGTATGAGTAGATGATTTGTCTTCTAGTTTTTTTATTCCTTTATTAGAAAGATGTTCTATTTTCCTTTCTAAGTTATTAATAACTTTATTAGGTTGAGAGTTTTCTTCATTTATTTTATCGTCTATTTTTTTATTATCAGAGGCTGTCATATAATTATTCTTTCTTATTAAAATCAGATTCCCATATTGAAACGATATTATACTTGGCATTTTTTAATGCCAACTCTCTGTCTACTGTTTTTTTATATAAACTACCAAAAGTTTTTTTAACTGTAAGATTCATTTTTTGTGAATCATATTTTTTAGGATTACCATGCCAATAATCTCCATAAAACTCATAAATAGTATTAGTATTAAAGTCAAAAGCATCTACTATATAATTTTTACCATTAATCTTGATAGTTTTATGTCTGAATTCTTCAGGAACAGATAAACTATCTAACCATTTAATTTCTGCTTTAGATATTAAATGGTTACATGTCGGGCAACCTTGTCCACATAAATGTTTTACTGGTTGTTGCGAAAACAAACCATGTTTTTTACATGCGATCAATACTTTATCAAAAGAATTAGAATAAACAACCTTAGAGTAATCATATTTATTATCATGAATGACAGATGCTTGATCAATAAATTCCTTAGTACTTTTAGATAACTTATTTTTTATTGATTGTATTGCGCAAGTAAAACATCCTTTACCAAGAAGATGATTTTGTGGTGTTTGATTAAACTCGCCATGAATTAAACAAATTATTATTATTTTAGTATGATTATTTTTGTAATTGACTTTAGAATAATCATATTTTTTATCATGCACTATTATGGATTGATCTACAAAATTTTTAAAACCTAATGATCTTGTAGTATTGCTACTTAATTTACCACATTTTGGACAACCTTGTCCACATAAATGATTGGTTGGAGATTGTTCGAATATACCATGTATATTACATATAATACTAACCTTAGTATGAGAATCTTTAAATACAACTTTTGTATAATTAAAAGTATTTCCGTGTTTTAATTGGGCTTTTTTAATAAAACGTAACTCTTTAGTATCTATTTTAGACATAATTAAAATATGTAATTATTAATAGATACTAAAGATGTTATTTACTTATCTGAAATGTCCACACCCTTACCTTCAAGTAAAAATAATGCATACTTGATTTTTGCCATCTGAACTTTAGCAGCATCACGATAAGGGGCTTCTAATTCCTTCTTGATTTCCTTAGCAGCATTTAACTTAATGTCGCCTTCTTTTTCTTTTTCTATTGTATAAATATTGCCTTCACAAGTCACAATGATCTTTTTCAATGATTCTGGACTGGCTGCATCAGCGGAATCTTTAAACTCAGGTATATCTTTAATTACCTTAGCCCACTTCTCTGGAAAAGCAAACATCTCATTATCGGCGCTATCATTTTGTTTCTTACTCATTTTATTCTTCCTTATTCAACAATATTAATCTTCTTAGCGATGAAATCCAATGCGTATTCATCTTTGATTCTAGAGAATAGAATTTGTAAATAACCAGTTCTATTCATCTCTTTAATTGCATTATCTACTGAATCTTTTGTTTGAGTTTTCATTAAATTCTGTTTGATGACTTCAAACACTTCTTGATCTGTAATTTGTGCATCTAGTTCAGATTCTCTTACTTTATCCAAGATAAGAGCCAATTTTACATTTTTTTCTGCAATTTCAATGTATCTTTGTTTATCTTCTTCTGCCATGGCGTCCCAATCAGCCTTAGCATTATGTACTAAGTATTGAGCCTCTGACAAACTTAACCAATTTGGAACAGTGAAGTTATTATCAGCTACCAAACGAGCAGAAATAGCCTCTATGATTTGCATTTTGAAATTATTTGTCATTCTAGTCATTGACATACCATTGACATGCTCTCTTAATTCTGCAAAATCTTTCTTGCCTAATTTGTGCGCCAGAGTATCATCTAATGGACACGGCTCCGTTTTTGAACCCATATTCAAAGTGACTTTGAAATGAAGAGTCTTGCCAGCTAAAGATGGTAAACCATGTTCTGGAACTACCAAATCAAATTCTCTAGTTTCTCCCAATGTCATACCAACCAAACTGTCATCAAAATTCATTAATTGGCTGCGACCAACAGTTAACATCTCACCTTCGGCGGAAAGATTGTTAATCTTTTTTCCGTCGAGAGTTCCCTCATAGTCTATAATGATATTGTCGCCAGGTTGAACCGTGTCACTTTCGGTATATGGAGAGACTTCACCAAACTTAACTCTAAGTTCTTGAAGTAACTTTTCGGCAAAATCAACTTCTGTAGTATCAGAGTGTGGTTTTGGAATATCCATTCCCACATAAGAAGCTAATGTAAAATCTGGCTTAACATGAATTTCAAATTCACATGTGAATTTGCCATCTGCCATCAAAACAGACTTAAACAGAGGGGCGCCGTGTGGTCTTAATTTCTTTTCGAAAATGGTATTGTGATACGCATCTTCTGCTAAACCTCTTTTTAGAGACTCTTCTATTTGGGATCTATAATGCATCTTAATAGCATCTAAAGATCCTTTACCGGGTCTAAATCCGGGAACAGGAGCTTTCTTAAAAGCTTGTAGAACTTGACCACGTTTGTCTAGAATTTCTCCAGCATCAGCCACATATTGTATGCTTAACTTGCATGACTCTAGCTCTTTAACTTCGATTTCCATATTTCCTCTTACCAAAATGTCTTTAACTTAACCGTATGTTACTTCGCCATAAATATTCTGACCATAAGATTTAGCTTTGCCCTCTGGACAAAGATTCAAATAATCGCAGAAATTACATAGAGCCGTTGGATTAGGCATATATTCTTTTTCTGTTAAAATCTGTTCAGCATATTCAAGATACTTATCTTGAATTTTCATAATCTCTGGAACGGCGAATTCTGTAGTAATATATTCAAAATCATGTCTGAGCAAAATGTAAGATGCTCTAACTTTCTCAATTGAAGGATCTTCCGAAATTATAACATAGGCATATGTTAACAATTGGAAAAAATCGTCTTTCAAGTATTTTTTATTTTTGACCGTCTTATAGTCGCAGACATGCACTACACCATCGTCATCGATCTGGATTCTGTCAATCATCCCATTTAAGATAATTTTACCATCCACTAAAAATTCGAAATTCTTTTCGCACGCAATTACGTTGGCGGACAAATTATTTTTTTTATCTGTGGTAACAATCTTTAAATATTGATCAATAATCTTCCAACAATCCTTCTTCATCTCTGGAGTCATAGCTGACTTATATTCTACTACAGCATCTTTGAAAGATTTGGACATAACTACACTATAAGCTTCCTGAGAACCATTAAGATAAGCATTGTGAAAATCCTCTAATACCTTATGACAAAACTTTCCAAAGGTATGGAATTCCCAATCTTTTCTTGGCAATTTCTCAACATAAGCATACTTAAACTTAGCCTTACAATCCAAAAATGTTTTTGTTTTGGATACGGACAATCTTAATTCATTTGACATGTCGTCACGCGTCTTTCAAATAATGTGTAATACGCAATATATCATCACGAAAATACTAATAATTTTCAATGATAAACGAAATCATTTACAATAAAATTATTCATAATGTTTAAACAAATAGTATTGTCATCTCCACACAAATATTGACAATTTGACATAAATGACAAATTATTAATTTCATTAGCAGTAAAATTTCTTTTTATTTGTTTACCTTTCATAGAATGAAAATCATAACAGCATAATAAATACTTATTATGTGTTAAAGGCATTATGTGATAAGTATCATTTACATAATTTTTATCCCTCACGGAATAGATAATACTATCTGGACAAATTAATAGTTCATCTGTAGTTTTGATAAAATAATGATTGTGTTGCATATTATAATAAAATATTGGAAAAAGTGCACGAATCAAACTATCAATAGTTTGATTTCTTATCATTTTGTCCTTAAAATTCTTCTTATTTCTTTTTAGGGCAGCATCTAAATTATTTGGATTTCTACATATATTCATAGCTATGTATGTAGCCATGATCTTTTTTTCGTTATCTTCATTTATAAGATAACTTGATGATTTGATTCCTTCTAAAAAAGTATTAAAACTACATTCACATTTAGTAAACTCATTTTCTAATGATTTAAAAATTGATTTTTTTGTGCGATTCATACTCTCAGTAGAATACTTCTTATCACTCCACCTATTTGATTTATTTTTATCCCAAAGATATAATTCTGTTTTTCTACAAGATTGAGCGGGTGTTTTAGAGAATTTAGAGGATCGTCTACATTCTACATGATGTGCATCAATAAGTTTATTCATCTTCTATTACCATCAATTATATTCTGTTTAGCCGAGTACGGTCTTAAGTTTTCTAATGCCCAACATTTCTTAAAATTGTCGTCTTCCATAGAAGTATACATAAATTTTGAATGAGGAACAATATGATCAATTTGCCATGTCCAAGTAGACTGATCATCGTCTTTCCATTTATCTACACAATAAATACCATAATTGTTCCATGACATCCAAGATTCGAATTGTTTCTCTAAATGTTTTTTTAATTCATCAATTGAATATTGTAAAAATCTAAAAAATGATTGTCTATTCTTCTTGATACAAGAACGAATATTAGAAGATATACTTTCTTTCATTCTAAAAATTGAATCATTGCTGCGACGTGTATATGTATTCTTTTTAACACGAGCCTTTACAGCTTCTTTATTATTTTGATACCATTGTTTCTTTGTATTTGAATCTTGTTCTTTATTTAATGCATGATATTTAGTTTGCTTAATAGCAATAGATTTTCTATTTTTTTCTTTATACTTGTGCGATTTTTTGTTCAGCCTATCTTTATCGCAATCTTTGCAAGTCTTATACCAATATGAGCACAAGACTCCATTTCTTTTATTGCTGCCTTGAGAAAAATTATCTATTGTTAATTGCTTACTAAGAAGACAAACCTTACATATTTGAAATTCCATGATATCTCCAAATGGTAACCATTCGAAATATCAAACTATTGATAGATTTTAGAATAACACTCTACGTGTAAAAGGCAACCATTCGAAAATATATTTATTTCCCTCACCACCGCCTGCCGTGGCAATATTGGAAAGATTGCCATTGAAAGTGCCAGTAGGCTGATAAGGTGCTTTGGAAATAATCCACCTATTAGTCCAAGTGTCTAAATAATAATAGGTAATTGTATTATCACGTGGATTATAATGTGATCTCAAGAAAGATCCACTAACTGGTGGAGCATCTAATCCACTCGTATAAAAAGCATTTCCATCACGTGCACGTTCAGTATTTTCTAAAGTGAAAAATTGCCTATTTATTTGTATTGGTCCATTAGGATCTTCTTTTGAAAAGTCTTGAAAAATTACGAACGCCCTTGGATCGAACACGCTTGTAAATTGTGTACTTTCTTCTGGGGCAGCAGGCTGATTTTCAATCTTAACTTGAGCTGGCAAATTACCAACAATTGCCTCGCCAGTTGCATTTCTAGTAGTGTAAACAATGTTATAATTTTCTGAAGTATAAGGTTTGTTAGTAAATGCGTTTGGATAACCATCTGCATCAAAACCTGTTGATTTGGTTGACACCGCCGGGTCATTAACATTTGTACCAGCATCACCCGGATTTAAGAAATTCCCCACAGGTTGAGCGGGTGGCGTACCAAAAGGATACAAACCCGGAATATTAGAGCCAGCGGGAGCATCTGTAGCTGAATGAGCTAATCTAGTGTTACTTAGTATATTGGTAGTATATTCGTCAACAATAACAGGAGATGAATCTGCCCCATTGGTAGCCATTATACTTAAAATTACAGATAACTGATTAATAGGTAATAGTATTGGTCCAGTATATATATTAGAAAACAAAGTTGGCGTACTACCATTTAATGTATAAAAAATAGAAGAAGGAATATTAGAAGTGATTGTGACACTTTTAGGTATACCAGCAATTACTTGTTCTGCTGATTCAGTAATGGTTAAGTTAATTACAGCCATGTTAAACTACAACGTTTAGAAATCTTGGGTTTGGTTGGCTCATTCTCTTTTTTAACATAATTCTATATACTTTATGAGCAGCGCGGCGGAAGGTTTTGGCGATTTCCAAATAAAGCCCTTCACCCTCTCTTCTATATAAAATTATGAGTTGGTCGTAATAATCTAATAATTCTAAATGGGGAGGAGTCCCCTTATAGGTACCATTACTTATTGCTACCAATTTATTGAGGGAGGCAATTAATAGGTTCTTATAGAACTTTTCCTGCCCTCCCGATACATATCTTGGAACAAATTCCTTCTTAAACAGCTCCACGTTCATGTATAAATGTTTAAATAACCATTATAGTGTAATTATTTTTTGACTTGACGAGAAATGCGCAATAAAACCAAATATCCAAGAAGGTCTAAAACTACATCTTCACCAGCGTTGTTTCCACGAGCCAAACGAGATAGTTTATCATCAAGGCGCACAAGTATTTGTTCTTCAGGAGAAGCTTTTGAAAAAACACGTACTGGTTCTAGAGCACTATTACCATAAGCACGGTTTTTTTCTATCAACATGTCAGCAAGAGCATTACATTCTTCACGAACCAATAATTCAAAATCATTATCTTTTTTCATAATTACCAACTATTAACTACTCTGGCTTTAGATATCATATTAAGATCTTGCTCAACTAAAATACCATTAGCAAATTTGTTTTTTAATCTATCATTGTGTGTAATAACTAGAATTGTAAAATCTTTCTGGAAAAACTTTACAATATCGGCAAATGAATCTACGCTGGCTTTATCTAAAGATTGATCAATCTCATCTAATAATAGCAGCTTGATATTAGTTCCAAATATATCTTGTAAAAGATAATTCAACCCAATTTTTAAACTAAAAGTCACAGCTAGCTTCATTGCTCCGGAAAGTTGTTCATAATACCTATCTTTACCATTCACATGGTAATGAATATCCAAAGTATCTGATTCTGTGCCATCCCCCTTTGTCTTTTCGATAAAAAAAGATAACTGTAATCCAGGTCTCAATTTATTCAACAAATCATTAGCTTTTAATTGTAAATCATCCAATACATTTTGTATTATCAGATTTGGAATTCCCGTGGTAGAAAATGCCTGTATCACGTTTGGGTACATAGCATGTTTCTTTTCTAAATCTTGCAATCTAATTTTCAAACTATTCATTCGAACTATTTCTTTATTCTTTTGTTCGATGTTATGCTTGATCACAGCCCTGGAAGCTGTCAAATGCGCAATTTCTTTGTTTAGAGAGGCAATTTCAGAATTTGTCCCAACGATCTTTGACCTCTGAGTATCTATGCGCGTCATGATTTCATTAGCTTCAGAAATGGATGACATAGCAATCATTGCTTTAATCTCATCTAATTCAGACAATTTATTATTCAAATCGTCCAAAAACTTATCATACAAACCAGAATAATCTGCATGAAGATTCTTTTTATCTTGCAACTCTTTATTTTTAAGCGTAAGCTTATTGTTCAATTCATCTAATTGTTGCTTAGATCGTGTTAAAGAATTCATCTTTAATTGATAATTATTAACTTCTCCATTGAGAAGTGCGATTTCTTTTTTCGCCACAGCAATATTGTGTTGACATTTTTCCATATTCTTAGCAACTTGCTCTAAGCAAACTTTCTTATGTTCTTGTGTCATTGGCTGACGACAATGTTTGCATACGCTATCATCTGGAAATGGAATTTTCAAATCTTCATAATCAGCAATATTATTCTGCACCGAAACATTTAGATATGCCAATTTTTGTTTATGCTCGCTAATTTGTTCGGCTAAAGAATTGATTTCAGAAAAATCTATCTCACTTAAACTATTAGATAGTTCTTTAGATTTCTTTACCTCATCTATTAGTTCTTTTGCCTGCTTAACGGCAGCATTCTTTTTGCCTTGATAATCTTTTACTGATAATTCTAATCTTGATTTTTCTACCAAAAGAACTTTTTCTTTTTCTATCAGAGATATGGATTTACTTTCCAAATCTTTATGAGTACGCAACAATTCGCTTAATTCACTGTTCAGCAGTGTTAAATTTGCTGTTGGAGATTCTAGTGTTTTAATCAAAGATTCTATCTTAGTCTCTACTTCTAGAGACTGTTCTTGAAGCTCTTCTAGATCAACACCTGCGGACATTAGAGAATCAATCAATATTTTATGTTTATCTATTTCTTTTACCAAAACAGAAGAACGGTCTTTTGCTATTTTTTCCAGTTTTGAATAAATAGCAAGATTCAAAGCGTCCTTAAAAAGGGCTTTTCTTTTTTCCGGAGTAGATGTAGTTAAACCTGAAAAATCATTTTGCACAAAATGCACGATACTTCTAAAGGTTTTGAAGTTAATCTTGATTAACTTTTCTAATTCTTTTTCTGTATCGGCTGCGCGGCGACCAGAAATATCCTTCCAGAATTTGTCATCTGATATCGGATCAGATTTCAGATCGTGATATACTTCTATTTCGGAACCAACAACGGAATTTCTTTGTAAAAGAGTTAAATCAGTACTACCTTTTTTTGTTCTTTTACGAATTATTCTATATTCCTGCTCACCAATTAAAAAATCAAAAGTGATCATACAAATATTTGCATCATCTCTGATGATTTTTTCTAGATTGACATCTGCTTGATTAAAAAGAACATATTCTATAGCCTTAAAAATAGATGATTTACCTACACCATTAGAGAAAGAATCATTATTTTCCATTTTGCCGACAATTAGAGCCGATTGGAATTGAGAAAAATCCACAAAACTCTTTTCGTGACACATGAAGTTTTCAATGTATAATTTTGACGGAATCATTCCTTACCCTCGGATTTGAATGTCTGATAAATTTCCATTGCCAAATTAATAAACTCATCTTTCTGGGAAGGATGAATATAAGTTTCACCATATTTATTGATGGCAATAGGTACGTCCATTTTAGTATTCAAAGTATTGGAAGTGTCCTTCTTTATAAGAACAGCTTTTTTAGACTCTGAAATGCCTGAAATATTGAATGCCCCCTGTGAAGTAAGGTATTTCTCAACTTTTGATTTATCAATTGATTTAAGATCAGATGATTCGAGTGCAATATCCACTTTAACAATAGATTTGTCCCACGTTTCTTCTAAGCTTTTAATTTGTGATAAAACATAAGCTGTTGTGTCTTTTGTATCTTTTGGTACAGAAATCGTAACTTTCTTCAAAGCACGTGTTGGAAGATATTGAGTTGTAAATTCCTTATCAGAATTCGTATCTAACAAAACTATATATTTCTTTTGATCCGTTTCACCAAAATTAGAAATATCCATACTGCCAATATGGGCAACATACGGGTTATTCTTATTCATGACTTGAGGTTTATGAACATGACCCATCCAAACGTAATCATATCCTTTAAACATTTCAATTGGACAGAACAATTCATTGGTAATGTCATCAATTTCATCGCCAACAGGTATAGAACCCTCTATTGCTAAATGTCCAATCAATACTTTTTTATAGGTCTTTGGCATAGCAGCTTGCTCATAAATCAAGCTATCTTGCAAAAGAGCAATTGCTGCCTGATTTGATGGTGTTCCAAAAGATTTACGATCTCTGAACGGAACAAAAGTAAAAGCAGTGGTTCCAATAACAATCGTATCTATGTTTTTGTAGACATGAATTCCATCCATTTCAGATTCACTGATAATATCTAATGGAGATGAATACACAAACCCACTACGTAACATGTCATGATTACCTAAAATCAAATGAACATGGACGTCGTTAGCTTGACATCTTTTTAACCAAGAAATAAACAATGTTATCAATGCGGGATGTGGGCGAGGATCTTCGAAAATATCTCCAGTCACAACGATATGCTCAGAAGATGATTCTACTGCTTGATCCAAAGTCCAATCAAGAAGATTAAGTTGATCAGCAATGCGACTATTTAAGTTTGAACCGATACCAGTTTTACCAATATTGACCCCTTTACCCAAATGTACATCGCCTAAAATTATAACATTGGACATGGTACGTAATCTTTTATACTTTCTTTGAGTTGATCAACTACTGAACGTAAAGCTTCATTATTAAGATTGTGCTTCGCATTTATAGTGTCATATACCATGCAGATATCTTCGATAAATGTACGTGATTTTTCATCATTATTAAGTTGTCTAAAACTTCGTACACCATTTGAGAAATTCAACATAATCTCTAATTTTTCAGAGAAGTTATCCCTATCAATCACAACGGCATCTTCATCAGAATCAGACTTAAAAATATCCAATATCTTGTATGCCGCTTTTACTCTAGATATTTTGTCCATGTTGGATACAAAATCACAACATCTTACCCCTGTTTTGCAACCAAAACACCAAAAACTATTTGTTTGTGGATAAAAATAAAAGGAGGGCGAATTTTCTCGTCCTCCTTTATGAGATGAAAAGGGGCAGATTACTTTTCTATTCTGTTCATCTAGCCTTAAACCATACAATTTAAATAGTTTAGTTAGGGGAACTGAATCTGCCCTTTTGATTAAGTCTTGGTAAAACTTCTTTCCTGCAACAGTTTCTGAAGAGTTTCCATAATACCGAGATGTTTCGCTATCGCTAACGGATCCTGAACTATCTGATAATTTGTACATAGCTGTGAATATTTGCTAAAATTCTCTTTTTCCTCAGAAATTAAAAGCAATAATAATTCTTTGGTGATCATAGTTTATTCACTGGCTTTTTTCTTGTCAAGAGCCTGTGTAATTTTCGTAGAAATTAGGGTGTCCATTTTTTTATCAATTTGAGATAGTGTGTATTCTAAATCATTGATTCTATCTCTTTGAGAAAAACAGGTTCTTAATAATAAGGTTATCCAACTCAAAGATCCCATATCATTTTGCTCAGCAGGATCATCATTAATCTCAATTGCTAATTGAATCATTCTTGTCAGAAGTTCTTTTTCTAATTCTGAACTAAAAATGGTTTTATTAGTCTTAAGAGTCTTATCCATCATAGATTTATTGAATTGCAATGCCAATTCAGCAGCTTTAACTTTATGACCAGAAGCTCTTTCCTGAATTGTATTAACTTTCCTATCCAATTCTTCTTGCGTTGGTTTTTTTGGTATTGAGTCGAAAATAGATTTTTGAGTACTAACATTCTTCAAACCTATTTTTTTAGACTGTGTAGAAGGAACATCATCTTCTTCATCAAAAGGCATGATAACTCCTTATTTCTTTACCTTAGGCGGAGCCAAAGTAACTGCAATAAATCTATCTACTTGCTCTGTTTGATACTTAGGTGAAACCGCAGTTTCTAATGCAGGTAATGCGGATGTAGCCTTAGTCAAAGCAGTTAAATGAAGTTTTGATGGATCAATAAGAACTTGCTTATAATACAAGTGTACAAATTGATTATCCAACGCAAACATTTCTAACTTAAGATTCTTTATCTCATCCCAAATTTTATCAGCATCAGACTTAACGGGAGCGGCAGGTGCAGGTGCCGGTGCCACTACAACAGGTGTTTCTACAACAGGGGCGACGACTTTTTTCTTAGCTTTCTTATCCATTTATATCTCCTATAGAATCACATATATCAGCAAACGCTTTCCTCAGCGCACTAGTTAAAATCAACCCGTTAATTCTACGTAATTCTTTTCCATTATTTAATATGATAATAGTTGGAATAGATGTTACGTTGAATCTTTTACAAAAAACCTTGAAAAAATCCACATCAACGGCAAAAAACCCCATATCCTTGTACTTCTCTTCCATCTTGGAAAGCATGCTCATCATTTTTTTATGATGAGGCATCCATGAGGAATAAAAATACAAAGACTGGAGTCCTGTAATTATTATGTCTTTTTCTTGAGTTAAGAAAATCATTTCAAATCTTCTACAATTTTATCCAAATCACCTGACACATTTGCTTTCTGCAAAAGAGTCATTGATAACACTTCGGTAATACTTCTAATTTCCCCTTGTAACTCAAGATCTGTAAATATCTTCTTAGCAAGTAATATATTTTCTATGGCTTTCAATCTTATTAAGACATCCGCCATCAATACATCATTTGTCAATTGTTGTGCTTCTTGTTTTTCCATAAGTCCTCAAGGTAGCTATATAACTTTTACTTAGTGCAACATTTTTTATATTTCTTACCAGAACCACAAATACATGGTTCATTGGGTCCAACTTTTTTTTTGGATGAAACTGTTACTACTTGGGGAGCCAAGTGATCAATAAATAGCTTACTAGTAAGATGATCTATCTCATGTTGACAAACTACGGCTATCAAACCTGTGGCTATAAAACTATGGGGATAAACTAAGTTGTTAACTATATGAACTTCTTGAAATCTAATAGTATCTTCTACTCTTCCAGGAAAAGATAAACAACCCTCCTGTCTAAAGACAGTTGGGTCATATCCTTGAGCAATTTGACAATTGATTAAATTGAAATTTAAATCTTTATTAACTCTAACTATTGCTATGTTTTTGGCAATACCTATTTGGGGGGCTGCTAAACCTATGCCCGGAACACCTAGTTTTGCAGAATGTTCTAACTCTTTTTCCAGAATAGAAACTAATTCTCCAACTTCATCTAGTACAACATCATCACACTTTACTCGAAGTAAATCTTCGTTATTCTTTATGATCATTTAACTTTCCAATTATTTACCCTTACATGCACAGCCTCTAGGTTGTTTGGTTGATAAAATGATTTTCTTCAAACAAACAGCGCATTTTTTTTCTATTGCAGAGCAAGAATCACATAATACTGATAAATTGTTTAATACAATACTTTGGCACTTAATACAGTTTTTGGTTGTATGTAAAAATAATAGTTTTGAACAAGTAGGACATAGCATAACTACTATTCTAGTATATTCACTGGAGATTCAATCTATGGAATTATTCTTTCCCTTTATTCACAAGAAGCAAGAAAAAGAACATGTAAAACAAATATCATTGTATATTGATGACATTCCTGACATTATTGAACAAAAAACTGAAATTGAAGAACCAGAAAGAATTGCCATTATAGAAATACTTTAATCATTTCTTCAATGATTTCAATATTTCTCTAGCTTCTTCAAAATATTTCTTGGCTTCAGCAGTTTTTAGATATGAATTAACAATACTGCGCACCTCACGATAATCATCGGTTGGATCGGACTTATCTAAACAGGCTTTACAAATCTTAAATTTAGTGATATTTATACTTGACAAGGCTACAGAGTGTAGTTGTTCAGTATCTTCATCAGCAAATTCTTCAGCACATACTATGCAATTGTAACTTACCTGTTGGGTCATGGTGCATCCTATATATCCATTGAGACTATATAGTATTCATAATTATTGAATGAAAAATATCATGAAAGGAGGTAATGGGACCCATTATTGCCTCCTTTCATATCAAATGACACCAAACTTTATATATTTCTTAAGAAATCGTCCCAATCATGGTGCCAGTGTTCCTGAGGATCAGCCAAATAATGATTTGCTGAAAATGAGGGATGCGTTGGTTTTTTCAACAAAATCATCGCCGCTTGTTCGGGGGTCCTATCAGCTTTTTTGTTGTTACAGATTTGGCAACAAACTACACAGTTGGTAAAAGAAGTAACACCTTTTTGTGCACGTGGTAAAACGTGATCAATAGTGATTTGAGAAGCGGTTAACTTCTTGTTACAATACTGGCAAGTACTTCTATCTCTTTTCACCAAAGCCTTGCGGCTAAAGTTAGCGTTAAAGTAGTTTCTTTTAACATGAGTCTTTAATCTTATGATAGAAGGGTGCTTAATGTGACCAGTACCCCAAATGATTTCATCATCCCAATTAGAAATAACTTCTACCTTATCTTTGATAAGGTGTTTAATAACTTTTCTTTCTGGAATGAAGTTAAGCACTTCATAACTTGCATTCAATAGTAACGTTTTCTTTGACATAGCTACAACATTAGCCTCCGATAATGCGGTTGTTACAGTTTGGCGAGTGACACCGCGATATCTTCGCCATTACATATTTCGTTTCCCAAACAAGTCCAATTGGGGCGAACTCTTCTAGCAAACAATTCTAATTTTTCAGTGTTTGGAAACATGGTTTCCAAAGAAACTTGTAAATGTTCTGGCTTTGAAGAATGCTTCAAATTCTCACCAAAAGAAACAGAACGTTGGGACCTATTTGTTAATTTTTTATAAATACCAGTATTGTTAATACCAATCAAACAAATCTCATGTGTTTGTCTAAACAAACGACCCATACCAAAACTTAACAAATCATCCATAGGAATTAACTTAGATGTATCATTACATAATTTTGTTATGAGGGACCAATTTGGCTTACCGCCTTCTTTGAAGGATGTTTTCAGTACTTTTACCAAATTTGTCACGATGGGTTTAAATAGATTTTTCTTATTTTTTACCCACACATACGTCTGCTTGTGCTTAAAACCCCAGGCAGACATAATATTCAGACCGTCTTGCAGCATGGATGATGGAACCCACAGCGCTAAAAGAGTTCCAGTAGGATCGGAATAATCTGAAATTGGTAACTCTTTAATAGACCGCAAAGACATAGTACTATAATTTGCTCTTGCTCCACGAGCTACATCGGACATTTTTAAGGAATCCTTAAAATCCCAGGGCGGGTCAGCCACTATAACTTGGTATTTTGATGACATGTGATTGATTTCTCCACATGTCAATATATGGATCCGTTATTAAGTTGAATAACGTTTTCACGCTTTGATAATCATTGTTTGAAGTTCCAATGGAGACTTTGATCCATCCACCTGAATATCTTGGACAATTTCCAACTTCTCTTTGTTTAAAGATTCTCTTTTACGAACAAAAACTCTATATGTGCCAATTGGCAAAGATTGCATCCATTTGCCCGCCCCATTTGTTCTAGTTTTAACTACTGTTTGCATATTTTCAGATTGTATAATCTCGACATCAGCTAAAAATACTGACTTGCCATTTTTATCAACAATTCTTTGCATAACAGGAATGTTATTGCCGGAAGGCGCCGGTTGATCTGCCTTTTTCTTTGAAGGAATTTCCGTAAACTTTGTGGCTTGATTGGGGACCACTACTTCTGGCTCCATCAATTTAGGAATTTGTGTAGGAAATTTAGGAGCTACAACAGCAGTACTAGATGATCTCTTTAAGTAAGCGTCATCTCCCGAGTATGTTTCAGGTCTAGAAGTTCTTCTGAATCCTTGAGGTTCTCTTTCAATAGGAAGGGCATGTTCGGGAGCCACTGTAATCTGCCTATTGTCATCTGACAAAGGTCTTGTATCAACTGCCTCAACCTTAATAACTGGAGGAGAAATAATAGTAGGCTTATCAGCCTTTTCTAAAAGAGAGTTAACTTTGTTAGACAATATCTTGATGTTTAAGTCTTGTGTTCTAACAATACTCATTAATACATCAATTTTTGCCTCAAGTTCTAATAAAACTTCAGAAGCTTTTCTAGGTTCTTTTTCCAAGGGAACTCCTCAATCCAAAAATACACCAATCTTGATCTTAACTTTTTTCAAAACTAATAGATCTTCAACTGGTACCGGATTACCATCGCATATCTCATGCTCTCCAAAAATCAACGCTCTAGTTTCTTCTTGAATAACACTTAATGGTCCAAACGCGAATATGACACCATTAACTAATAGTATATGCTCATCATCTTCAATATTAGCCCGAGATAATGTTGATAAATCAGTGTCCTTTATAACTTCCTGTAAATCTTTTTCGGTCATAAAAGGCTTGGTAGGCTGAGGAACTTTTTCAACATGATTTGTTGAAAACCCCAAAGCTTGATCTGTAACAAATTCATTATTATCAATCATTTCATGCTGAAATGAAGAATCATCAGACAAATCATCTATCAATTCTCCATCTACTGATGACCAGGTATGTTCCATATTGTTACCAACATTAGGAACTGGACCCCTTCCCCTACCGACTGGGGAAGGGATAACCTTAGCATATGGCTGTCTAATAGGAGGACGTGGTGCTCTTGGATTCGTCGGCGGAAGCTTAGTAGTAGATTGCTTAATCAATACATGATCCGGAACTACGGCACTTGCAAATTCTTCAGGTTCGATACCCCTTAATTGATATTGAGGAACATACTTCTTTGCAACATCAGGGGTTTCTCTATCAGAATTTTTATATACTTTTACGTTTCTATTAGACATTTGATCCTTATTCTGCTTGAGAATCTTTTCTAGAGGAAGATCTTGGTTTATTTGAGTTTAATTCCATTATCTTTCTTTTCATCTCATTGCGCTTCCTTCTCCTCTTTTGAGAAGGTTTTTCATATGTCTGCCTTTCTTTATAAGCAGACAAAATTCTTTCTTTTTGCACCAAAGCCCTAAAAGCACGAAGAGCTTTGTCAAAATTGTTATTGTAAACTCTAACTTCTAATGGTTGAGCGAGAACTGCTTCGTTCTCTTTTGAATCATGGCTAACGATTTCACCTCCTTTTTGAGCCTTTTTGAAGGTTTTTCCGCTTTTCTTAAATCCACTATCTTTTGACATAACTATCAACTAACCTACTATTTCACTTGAAATACTTATCTGTGTCCACTATCTTACTGGCGTTAAGAATATTTTTATCCTTAACTAAACAACTCAAGGCACTTTCTATGTCTTTTTCTGTTGGAGCCTTACGATTATGAGCTAAAGCCTCAAACATTGCCGAAATATAAAGTTCCTTTAAGTAAGCATAAGAAAACGCTGACTTCTCTGCAAACTTAGCTAGTTCTCGACACTTCTTAACAGACAAGAGTGCTCCGAACCATCTCTTAAGATATATATAAGCCATTTCTTGGTTTGGAAGAGGAATTTCGAATTTTCTATCAAATCTAGATGGTCTATCAGTAATATTAGATTTTAATTTCTTAACATCATTGGCTGTCGCAATAACTAACAAACCATTTTTTGCAGAAATACCATCCATCAAATTCAAAAACGAAGAAATATCTACATTCTTTTCTAACATAGAATCCAAATCCTCAAAATACAATAATGAGGGGCTTTGTTCTTCTGCATAAGAAAAGGCTTCTCTTACCGCCTCGTCATTTGCTCCAGGAACAATAGTAACTGGTTTGAAATTGTATAAAGACATAACTGTCTTTATAATAGATGTTTTACCGTTACCTGGTTTGCCATATAACAAAATACCACGCTTCCAAGGTATTTTGTTATCTATGTAAAACTGTTTAGAAGCCAAAAAATTCTCTACCAAATTCTTTAATTCATTCTTGATACTATCAGGTAAGAATAGTCCATCCCAAGTATGATCTTTGGTATATGGCACATCTTCACCATCAACAACCCTAATATGAAGATTACTTCTATCTCTACTCTGAACCCATTTATCAAATGAATTTCTCAGAGCAACATATCCTTCATAATTTTTATTTGAACACACAACAAAGAAACTTACTTCATCTTCTTGTTGGTTTCCCTTATGAAATAAAGCGGCATGAATGAATTCTAAATTCTTATGCTTGATCAAGAAGACACCTTGAACGAAGAACTTTTCAAAATCATGCTCCGTTTGCCAAGAGATAATAGAATCTTTATACAAACATTCTACCTTGATATCGCTTTCCTCGCAAAATTTCATGAATTGACCATCAATAATAATTCTATTATGAATGTATCTATTTATTCCTACAGTATCTTTGAGAGCAGATTTGAAATTATCCTCCACCCATTTCATTAGATCAATAAAATTAGCAGTAGGTCTCGTGTCCTCCAACTTATTGAATAAGCCACTATCCATTAGAGCTAATAATTTCTCTTTAGATAGATGTTCTTGGCTTTCCAAATCAGAAGGGGTTAAGTAGTCTTTATTTTCTTTGACACTCATTTATATTTTGATTAACCCGGTCCTTCATTTACAAGATTTTGTATTCCTACACTTAGGAAATGCAGAGCATGCTAAAAACTTTTCGCCTGTTGACTTTGCCACACGAGTGCTCATAGGAGAACTGCATTTGTCACAAAGTGTACCACCATGTCCTAAATATGCCTTATCCAATTCAGATTTGAATCCTGGATAAAACTTTTTCAACATGTCAATATGATTTATTTTTCCACTTTCAATTTCATCCAAAGATTTTTCCATCTTAGCGGTGTAATCATAATCCATGAATGTAAAATAATTTGATAAAACATTTGTTATTGTTTTGCCCAAATCTGTAGCATGAAAAACATTACCCTTCTTTTCAACATAATTTCTTGCAGAAATTTTACTTAATAGATCTGCATATGTAGCCGGTCTACCAATTCCTCTTCTTTTAAGCTCACTCATTACTTTATTAATTGAGTAACGTGGTGGTGGTTGAGTTTGCTTTTTTTCCATACGTACTGGAATTTTACCAGACAGATAAACTAAATCTCCCACTTCTAAATTGGGAATCTCAATTTTATTCTTATCATCAACTCCCAAAATCTCAAGAAATCCTTTAGATTTTAGAGCCTTACCTGAAGCTTTAACTTCTGCTGATTTATCTCCAGACACATGAGCCGTTACTTTTAATGTATTGTATACAGCAGGCAACATCTGGCTAGCCACAAAGTATTTCCATATAGTGGAATATACTAGCTTTTCATTCTTATCTACAATTTCATAATTGTTGTTATCAATCACAAAATTAACATCACACGGGTGGATACACTCATGTGCATCTTGAGTTTCGTCTTCATTTTTGAAGATATTAGGTTTACTGGGTCTGGAAAAATTGTTTTGATCTAACCAATCATGCGCCATTTTCATAGTTTCTCCTTCAATTCTCACCGAATCTGTTCTATGATAGGAGATGTACTTATTCTCAAAGAGAGATTGGGCTGCCTTCATGGTTTCTTCTGGATCAAGATTATGAAGAGAACTCATTGCTTGTAATAATGTAGCAGTAATCAATGGCGGAGGCGCTGGTTTCTTTTCCTCTTCAGCTTTTACTTCGGTAACTATATATTCTTTGTTTGCGGATAATCTATCATGCATTGCCTTCGCAACTTTGGCGTTGATTAACCTGCCAGAATATTTTGTAACGAAAGGCTCTTTACCGTTTTTATCAAGATTAACTTGAATCGTATAAAACTCTTCGGGCACAAATGCTTCTATTTCTAGCTCACGATCAATAATCATTCTTGTAACTACGGACTGTACGCGACCAGCTGATAACTTGGGTCCGAAAAAATTCATTAAAAATGGTGATGCACTAAATCCAACTAAACGATCTAGAATACGACGAGCCTCTTGAGCATGAAAGATATTTAAATCAACATCTCTAAGTTCATTCAAAGATTTTAATAGTGCCGGTTTAGTTATCTTACTATAAGTCATCCTTTTAATTGGTTTACCCATATCTTCTAATCTTTTAGAAAGATGCCAAGCAATAGCTTCGCCCTCTCTATCAGGATCGCTTGCAATAATAATTCTATCACATTTTTTAGACGCATTCATTAGGTTTTTCAACACTGAAACTTTATCATCCGATAAAACATAATGAGGTTTGAAATCATTATCAATGTCTACACCTATACCGTGACTGCCACCGCTAGCTAATTCTGTTATGTGCCCTACGCTGGCTTCTACAAGATATTCTTGTCCAAGAATATCTTGGATACTTTTTGCTTTTGTTCCTGATTCAACTATTATCAATGTTTTCATTTATTAACGTCTTTCAATATTTTCGTATATAAAGATGGATATGCACAAAAATATCACTACTTTTTTTGATGAAATGCTTAAAGATGTTAAGTGCCAGCAAGATACTCGCGCCTACATCGTTAGCATTTATGGGAAATACAAAAAATCGGACTGTGACTTGTCTAAAGATAGTGTCACTTTGCTTTTTGCGCAAGCCCGTCTAAAACAAGATTTTTCTGCCTACCAGAATTTAGGAGATTGGATATTTTTTGCAAATACTATGGCGCCCAATCATCTTAGATTTTCGAGTAAAGATTATTATGATACTATCGCTAGACTATCATACTATTCCTGTTACAAAATGATCAATAGACAATGGAAATTATTTGAAGAACTTTCAGATAACTTCATTGAATTAGAATCTCAAGTTAAGAATAAACTCAAAATTATTCATCTTTAAAAGGCAAATTTGTTTTTGTGTTTATGTCTTGATTTTCTTTGAGAAATCTCTGGTCTATTTGAAATAGATTTTTCAGCAAAAGACCAAACAGAAGATCCGCATTCACAAGTCAAATGCTCTACTAAATCAAAAACTGGGTTGGTACCCCTTGTTCTGTGCAATTTAGGATTATATCCTTTATAAGCAACAGGATGGTTATAATAACCAATTTTGTTGGCGGATATAAAATCATCCAAAACATAATCTTCTGGAGACATTCTAGTCATATATTTTTTCACGAAATCAAATAATTCTCTATTCTTATATGGATCATACCACATAATAGGATTTCTAGAATAAAAATAGTATTTTGGTCTGCCGCCACACGCAATGCAACAGGTGCGACTTAAAAAGGAACTAGACAGGTTGATTGATTTTGTTTTTTTCATGTATTATCTATCATAGCGGCAGCACGATCGACAATTTTTTTACGAAGTCTATTCACATAAACCATTCCGCCCATTTGATAATGTGGGGGAATTCTTAAATGTGTTACCACTATTTCCTTACCTGGTATTATATCCTTCATCTTAAGTTTGGAAAATCCATACTCTTCAACATTATTTATAAGAGATTCTTTAGTATTTTTATCATAAACCGACAAAAGTTTGCCAATATAATATGGTTTAGTATAAGCTGCCTTACGACCACCAATATAGAATTCTTTTGTATTGTTTTTAACCTCTAACTTGTCAGAAACAATTCCATCAAATTCGCTAATACCATCAAATAAAGATAATTCATCATCCAACAAAGATTCTATTTTGTAGATTTTACCATTCTTCTTAAAAGAATACGGTAATGACTTCTCTAAAATGTTAATATATTCTTGGAATATTTTTTGCTGAAACCCGCCACTCCTACTGGCATGCAATAAATAATCCACCATTTCAATAGGATATTTATCTAATAGTTCCAAAAACGCTTGATAACAACACAATTTATTATGAACAGTAAACTCAGAACTGGAGTATGCGACACTATTCATTTGAGAATTAATAACATCTTTCAACAAGATAACCTTGCCATTTAACTCTTGCAAAACTTCAATTTTATTTAAAATATCAATATCAGGATCGATAATGTTATTTTTCATGGAGGTACTATTATCAATAGTTGCGTCTAAAATCAATTTTTCTGGATTTGATTGTATTGTTGGATGATTCATCCTTTTCAAGGATGACCAATTACCAACAAAACAACAATCTAAATAGGGGCATGTCACTCTCATCAAATTATCTAAAGGATGAGGAATGAATCTTTCACAGTCAGCACAACGATATCCGTGTTTATTATGGCTAGCAAATGTTTTAAACAGCGTAACCTTCTTCTGGTCAGTTGTCTGTTCTATTTTATCTTCGCAATCTTTACAATTGAAAAGCGTGCCAGATGTCAATATATTCTTATTTTTAAAGAAAAGACACCCAGGACATAAATATTCCGTTTTCTTCTTAAAAGAAACAAATGCTCTTTTTTGACAAAAAGCATTAACAATATAAAACAAATATGATCCTAAATCTTGTTGCGGATCTTCTTTATTAAAAAAAGAAACACATCCGGTTTTCAATTCATCCATAACCTCAGCGATCATAGCTTGAATTGACACCGGATTATCATTATGAAAATGTGTTCGATGAACAGTAGCAATACCTTGCTTATGTTCATCCAAAAACTGATTAACTAATGTATCAATATCTAATAAATTATTAACTTCCATTATAGATTACCAAAATACTTACATACCTCAGCTGCATCAGTATATGCAATCTGAAATCTTTCTAAGGAACGAAAATTATCTCTAAGAAGAGCATCGCCTTTTCCCATAAGGTTTTCTGCTCCAACCGCGTCTAATACTACTTTACTATCTACATGACTAGCTACTCTACAAGCAATACGAGCTGGAAAATTAGCTTTAATGGTTCCATTGATAATATTTACTGAGGGTCTTTGAGTAGCTAATATGATGTGTATCTTAGCAGCTCTGCATTTCTGCGCCAGCTTACAAAGTTTTCCATAAAATTCATTATTAGAATCTTGCACGATCAGATCTGCAAACTCATCTACAATAAGAACAATTGGTGGAAACTTTCGTTTGCTATTATCATGCATCATAGAATATCTGAATTCCATAGTCTCAATCAACATATCAAGTACATCCAAAGCTTCATGATACGAATATGATACATTAATATCATTACTTATCTTTTTATCATACTCGATAAATTCTACGCTTTTAGGATCTACTAAGAAAAGTTTCACCTTATTGTAATTGAAAAGATTAGCAATCAAATTGTGAAGCAATGTGCTTTTGCCTGAACCTGTGGTACCAGAAATAATTAAATGTGGATTTTGAGCTAAATCCATCCACATCCTCTGTCCATTCAAAGACTGCCCCAATAAGCACATAAGATCACCACTAGGAATATCTGTATTGGTAAAATAATCAAACAAATTCAATACTTTAGTGCGAGGGGCAGCAAACTCTAACCTTACAATTCCTTCTTGGTGAAGGATTCTTACATTAGGTTTACTGGGTGAACGCAGAGCCAAAGATATCTCATCTACAAACTTGCTAATATCTTTTACTTTTGCTTGAGGCTTGAGGGTCAAATCATAAAAGAAATAATTATCTATAACCTGATAGTTAACACAACTTGCCTGAATATTGAAATTACGCAGTATTTTGTTGAAATCCTGCACATAGGTATAGCTCATTACTTAACCATGCCCTTATTCTTTGATGGGAGGCTCTCCGAATTTTGTTGAATTTAAAATTTGTGTTGCGATAGAATTGTGCGCAATTCTCCGGAAGTTGGAGAAATTATTCCCACTTTATTGCCAATCATAATTCCAGAAGAATTTATGGTGCCATGTGGGAATTCAATTACTAAATCACTAGTATCATTTGGTCCGATGGCAGAAGTACTATATGGTTCACCCTTATGAATCGCAATGATTTTACCAGCCTTACAAAAAACAATATCTAATGGGCTTGGAGTATTTTTCATCCAAAATTTATTGTTTTGTGGAGATGGATAAACAAATGACATGACTGGCGGTGGCCATTCTACATTCATTAACCCTTGTTGCTGTTCCTGCTGAGAAATAGCAAAATAAGTAGGAAAAACACTATCATCGACATAAATATAACCTTTACGCATTATCTTCTGCCTTGATAAATATCAGCCAAATCTCTGTAACGTCTTCTATCTATTAGCTGTTGAAGACGTTTACGTTGATCATCATTTAAGTTTGGTCCATAATTGGTTATCTTACCAGAATCCAAAAGATCCATGAAAGGTTGATCAAAACCTTTTCCTCTTAAAGTTCCTTCTAATCCATTCATCAAATGAACCATTCTTTTTAACTTAAAATCTACATCTCCAGCTAATTTCATCAAATGATCAACATTCATTTCCTTTTCTAATGAATCCATCATTGTATCTATAATTTTTCTAGCAGCATCCGCCGCATTATAGATATCTAATCTGTGAGCAGAAGTTTTATCGAGTGGACTTATCTGATGCTTTAATTTACTTATCCATCTTTGGATGGCTAATTGTCCTACAGCCTCAAGATGCTCAGCAATTACAAAACCCTTAGCTTTTTTAGCTTCAAAAATTTCCTTGAAAGATTGTCCATTAGTTCCGTTAGCTGCATTAAGTTGAGCCAATACATTAGCATATTCTGTCGTAAGAATATCTCCAGTTTGATCTCTATATGGTCCCTTTTCTACCCTATACTTACCGATCAATCTAATCAATTCTTTCATATTGATGTCGGTAAAATTAGCAGAATACTTCTTATAATCATCTATAATACCATCTGGTCCAGATGGTGGAGGAGATGGTACAGAAGGTGCTTGAACTGGTGGAGTAGCTACAGCAGAAACCGTAGAAGCTGTGTCTGGTTTTTTTGTCTTTGGAGAAGCTGGTTTGGCTGTATCAGTAACAATGCTATCACGACCATCTTCTTTAGAAGAAATTTCGCCGCCAGATTCAGATAATCTTTCAAAATAAGTTTCATTATAAGCTTTAATTCCAGTTTTGAAAAAATCCCAATTGCCCATAATTTTAGTTAATAATCTATTACTAGTAAAAATACTTTCTGGCGAGCTTTCAACGATATAAGATTCTAGTCTTACTAAATCTTTATAGATTTCAACCGCTGACTTTAACATAGCCATTCTATATTTTCTTGTTCTAGCGGCAGGGCTTCTACCAACACTTGGATTAAGAAGGTGGGCAAAAAATCTAGTAAAAACATTAGATCCTAATGCAACCATTTCATATACTTCTGCCTGAGCAGCCAACTGCTTACTCAAATCTGTAGGCGAAGTATCACCTGCTGGTGGAACCGAAGGCATTCGAACCAATGTTTGTTTTGGTTGTTTCTTTTTTCTACTTTTTGAATAGCTTAATTGTTCTTGAACTAACGCATTACCTTTTTGAGCAATTTCCTGAAAATCACCCGCAAGGGCACCAATGATAGTGACCGGATCACCAGGAATTGGTTCCTTAATGGATGATTTTTCAGGATAGAACTTAGAAGGTTTGCCATTCATCATATCTTTAAGACGGAATAAGTTATCAGCAAATTCTGATACTTGCTTATTCCAGATCTTTTTATTCTGCCTCAATTTCTCTTGAACAGGATCGGATGATGGTTTAGCGGTTTTAATCATACACTATAATGGTACATTATTGCTAACCATTATAATTCTGGATAATTATCCAATAACTTCTTAATTTCTTGACATTTAACAATTGAAAATTGGTTGTTTTCTCTAACTCCAGATTCCATATCTATATAATATGGTATTTCATCTGAATTTTCTTTTTCAATCAATTTAACAATTTTGACCACATTATCTGGTTTTATTCCACCAGCAAAACCAGTAAAAATATCTGGGTCAGGAGGCGCTACTTGTTCAATTTCTCTTCCAAACCCACCAGACGAATCATTTAACCAGGAAAGAGATATCTCTCCTGTCGCTTGCATACGCTCCAAAAAGACTTCATTAAACTTCTTTTTAGTTCCGTTTTTTTGCAAAATGATACAATAGTTGTATTTCGAAGCCACTCTCAAGATGGAATTTGATAGTTGTTTGTGATCAGTATACTTCTTAATATTCAAATTCAATTGAATACGATTTGACTTATCACACAATTCCAAAACATGTAGATCTTCTATCAAAAATCTGTCTATAGAAGATCCACATAAATGGATAGAATGGTAAACTTTATTTTCATCTGCCCAAGATAAGAATTTCTTACAAAGATCATGACCCGGGTATCTAGTATGAGTATCATTCTTAGAATCACTGTATAGAACACTAAATTCATAAGGAACATTAGCGTCCTTAAATTCCAATAGATCCTCAAATTTTGTTTGACGGTCTACTCCAACAAATGATACTAAAACTAGATTTTTCATAAAACCTCGTCAATTATTCCATATTCTAATGCTTGTTTGACATCCAACCAAACATCTCTTGTACAATCTTGTTTAATCTTTTCTAATGGGTGACCAGTGTGTTTTGCCAACATCTTCATAATATTATCATTATTGTCTTTTAAAAATTGATAATAGTTCTTTGAATTAGTCATATCATGACCGGGGATTGGGAATCCGGCTTGAATACCATGAATCATGATTTTAGAATGTTTGAAAGCACATCTTTCTCCAGGAGTGCCTGCGGCTAAAATTACTGCTGCCGCAGAATAACATTTACCCAAACAAACTGTTCTTACAGGAGATTTAATCATTTGCATGACGTCGTAAATATTGGTTAGCCCAGCAGCATCACCACCATTACAATGTAAGTAGATAGATATTTCTTCGTCAGAAACATTATCATAATACAACAATAAAGCGGCAAGATCAGAAGCAGACTGCTTAGTCACATTCTCATTCAAAAAGATAATTCTATCCTTAGATAGTTTAATATAAGTTTCTGCATATCCAGGAAACTTAGGAGGCATTGCGTGCGCATGTTCGTTAAAATTGATTGACATGAAACAATACCTTTCACTTATTGAAGGAAACAACTTTATCAATCAAACCATATTTGGCTGCTTGATGGCAAGTCATAAACACTCTTCTATTAAAATCTTCTGTTACTTGTTTATAAGTCTTACCAGAAGTTTTGGCAATGATTTCCATCATTTTTTTGTTGTCTCCCATAAACTGGTCTAGAACTTTTTTGGCGTCTGTTAAATCTGAATAATTAACCCAATCGTGAGTCAATTGATTAATGGCAATTACCGAATTTTTCGTAGCAAATCTCATACCGGGAGTGCCCGCACACAGAATGAGTGCAGCTTCATCCATCGCAGATCCAATACACACAGTTTCGATGGGTGCTTGTACTAAACACATCATGTCATAAACCATGAGGACATTTCTAATGTCACCGCCTTCTGAATTTATGAAAAGAGTTATTTTAGTATTAGGATCTTCTGCATCCTTCAAAAGCAAAGTGGCTACAATATCTGTAGCCAATTTATCATCTATCACATCACAAACAAATAATATTCTATCATTTGAAAGCTTTTGATAGATATCAATAGGGATATCCCCATGCTCCGTAGCTTCTGTTACAAGAGTATTCAAAATTAAGCTCTCTTTCTTTGTTTTACTTCGGCTTCTCTTTCTTCAGCACACAAAACGCAGGTTTCAAAACAAGGATTTGTTAATAACCTTTTTTCAGGGATATCATCATCACAATCCTCGCACAAACCATAAGTATTACTTTCAATCTTCCTTAGAGCATTGTTTATTAATGCAACTTTAGCCAAGTCTCTTGACGATAATTGATTGGCTATTTCAATCAGCAAATTGCCCTGAACCTCATCGGTTTCGTCGCCATCAGTGTCTATATCTGGCAGTTGATTTGCTTTAATTAATAACTCATTCTTTTGATTTTGTAAATCGTTTTTTATTTGTTGCAAGAAATCTTTATTTTTCATCTTTAATAAACCTCAAATCACTAATGGGTGCTGTAATTGTTCCTTTGGGAAAAGGGACTTTTTTATCGTCTGTCCTTTTAATAAAAATCAAATATGCATGGTTGACTGGTTCTTCTAACTTGAAGGCATTAACTAGCCAATCATTATAAATTGCTTTATAAGGTGTGTTGTCAGAGAACTTCAAAACTCTTGTATTTTCTAGAATTTGTTTTCTAACTTTATGAAATGGTCCGTGAATTTCTTGAGCAAATAAATCAACTTGTTCATGAAATAACTTTCCTGCTTCTTCTGAAGAAGAGGCAGGAATTATTTTGGATACCAATTTATTATCACGAATACTGATACATACAAAAAAGTTTACACGCATATATCATTCTTTCCTGAATGTTGCATCTAAATTCAAATGTTCTCTTAACTCATTTCTTAGTTTTTTGAAAAGAGAAAGTCTAAGAATTCTATGAGGAAGGGCTTGTTTAACAATACGTTCATTCACATCATGATATTTTCTAGCTGGCAGTTGTTTCAAAGAAAGTGTGCCCAAATTATGAATTTTAATATCTTTTCCAGATATCAGGTCTTTAATCATTTCTTCAAATAGAATAGTAATGATGCTAAAAACATGATAATGATGAATGCTTCTTTTAATCTTTTTGTTAACATATCTCCACAAAACCCTTTTAGTAATACTATTGGGTAATTCTTTCATTTGTGTGGATTAATCTTTCTATTCATCGAAATGTTTAACCTAATCAATTTAGACCATCGCTTAAGAAGTAAGTTTATTTTGAAAAGTGGTTTAGAAACCACATCGTTATTTTTTCTAGCCATTGAACTTACCATAAATCTAGGATTTTTGCTTAACCAATTAGATGTTCTATCGCTATTTTTCATGCATTTGCCACAAGGAATGTCAAATATATTATCCGATGCAATAGTGTTTAATCTACTGTCTATCTTTTTTAATGACAAGCCACATATTGTTTTTATGCTGCCCCCGAATACATAATCAACTATATGACAATTGTTCTTTCTATCTAAACACATAATAAACATTGTTACAACCTTATAATAGAACAATAACTGTCAAATAATTCCCCAGGTGATAAAAAACAACCATCTTTTATCAGGACCTGGGCTTCAAGCAACTGTTTTATACAATAAACTAAATCAGATTTCGTAAAATCTGATTTATATAAATCGTTAATATCAATTTTACTCATCATTATTTTTGAACAAATGAAATGAGCAATATTTTGATTTTGAATTTTGTAAAGTGGAAGAAGTTTAGCTTCTTTATTTTGAGACTTAGGTGATTTTTCAAAAGTAGCTACAACATCTAGTAGTTTGGATCGAACTACCTTAAGCTTTTCTACATCTCTAATTTGTTTGTCAATTTTGGATATTTCTTTTTTTGCAAATTCCGCAATTTCTTCCGAGGAAGAAATTCCATCTATAACGCAATTGGAAATGAATTTGCTAAGAAATTCTTGATCAACTTTCTTCCCCTTCATTTATCGCTCCGAATACTGTTGAATGAAAATCCAATAAAGAAATCATAGATTCAAATTCTGATTTGTAATTTTCACAATTTTGAGGAAGAAGTAAATGACTTTTCATTTGTTCCATACCTGCCAAAAAAGTAGCTTCTAAATAAGTAGAACATGTCATCCAATCTTTACCATTCATACTACAAGCTATTAAAGGTTTAGAATCTTCATCCATAATGATGTACATACCATATGTTGGAGAATCGTCTAAATGAATAATAGCACAAAATTCTCTAACTGAATTATCAATAGAGGCATCTCCAACAATAATTTTAAGCTCTTTACCCTCTATATGAAACTTACATCCCCATACATTGTTTTGAATTAGTTCGTCATCCTCAACTTGTAGTTGCAGCTTATCATTTAATAGAAATTTTCTACTGATTAATGTTTGTGATTTCGCGTCTATAAAATCAGCAAAAATAACTTTCAAAGAAGACAATATGTGCTTAACTATTTGTTCTGTTAACAATGTATTCATTTCTTTGCCTGCTTGATGGCTTGATTTAGAATGGTTCTTAAATCAGGCATATCAAAATTCAAAGGGGGTAATTCGGCATGTGCAGCGTCTATATGCGATTCAAAATCAAAATCATCACCATCAAGGCGACGTTTAGCTAATTCTTCCATGCAAATAACTGC